GCGAATACTCTGATTTGGTTGAGGAATTTGAAAAGCTGAGAGGGGGAAATACGGAAGGTGTTCAAATCTCTCATATTGATAATTCTGCTTATGATAATCTAATCACTAGAATGCGTAGTTCTACATTGTCACGCGAATACTCTGATTTGGTTGAGGAATTTGAAAAGCTGAGAGGGGGAAATACGGAAGGTGTTCAAATCTCTCATATTGATAATTCTGCTTATGATAATCTAATCACTAGAATGCGTAGTTCTACATTCTATGTTAGAAACATTCATGCCTATTCCGACATAGTAGAACCTTTGCTTTTCGGTATGAACTTAATTCATAAATCTGAAATGAAGTTCAAGCAAGATGAAAAGTGGGAGTCTTTGTTATACCAAAGAAGAACCATTTCTGTTCTTAAAAGTCTAAGACAAGACGGACAAGACACAGGGATGTCTTTGTTGCTACAACTTAACCAATTCTTGAGACAACCGTTGTGGTATACCTTAAACCAAGCGGCTGTTGGTATGATTAAGTATACTGCTTCTAGTATCTGGTCATTTTTCTTCGGAAGACAGAAAAAAGCTGAGACCGTTCAAGAAAAGATATACAAAGAGACCAAAAAACAGACTGATTTTATGATGACTGGTCAGATAGACCAAACTCGTGGAATCTTTCAGGAGATTAAGGATTCTGGGGTTTTTGGTATGGCGGCAAAAGGGGCTGGTTCTCTTCTAGGGATTGACAGACGCACCGCACAGTTAAGAGAAAATCAGGCCTCGCTTGGACAAAAGAAAACAGGGGGGTTAACTGGATACCTTTCTTCAATGTTGTATACCGACATTGTGAGAAAAGGTCGTAAAGGTGGTATGATTGATTATGAAAAATCAGCACAAAAGGTTGAGATAATCAATGCAAAACACCTTGCAGATTTAATAGCAGAAGCAATCACAGGAGAAAAGCTTGGGGTTGTCATTGAGGGAGACTTTACCGATAAGAAAGAATCGCAAGAGGAAAAGTCTTTATTCTCAAAAATGTTCAGCTTCTTGAGTTTTTCTAAAAAAGACCAAGTAGAAACCAATAACTCACTTTTGTCTAAAGTTGAAGAGCAGGATTTTGTTTTTCATAATATTGAGTCTAACACAAGAAAATCTCACGCATTTTCAAAAGTGTCTGATACGATGTCTTTGAATGAACAAAGACGGCTCCGTTTTTTATCTGAAACGTTTTTTAAGAATGAGTTAGAGACCTCAGACCACGTAGTTCTTCACCTAAAAGAAATTAAGCACGAAATCTCTAAATTGCGGGTTGGTGGAAAAGGTAAGAGCAGTTTAGGTATATTAGAAAGTCTTGCAATTTTTTCTGTTGGTGCTATTGGTTTGTTTAAAACGGCTCTTTTTAACTTCCTCTCATTACTGGCTAAAGGGTCAAGAGTGTTGCTTACGAAGGTTCTATTGCCTCTAGGGAAGTGGGCTTTTGGGAATATTGCAAAATACGGAAAAGTTGCATGGGATTTCGTCAAGAGTAAGTCTAAGGAATATTGGGCACTTGCGGCAGCCGCTTCTTCGAAGTTTTGGAACGTGACTAAGGAAGCATCTGCGAAATCATGGGATTTTATAAAATCTAAATCAGGGCAAGCTTGGGATGCAACTAAAAACTATTCGATCAGTGCATGGAATGCTGTTAGAGAAACAGGAAAAGGATATTGGGATTCTTTAAAATCTAGTATTGCTCAAACAGGTTTTATTGACAAGTTTAAGGATCTTTCTGACGCACTAAAACACGGAAAAGATGAACTTGCTGGGTTTATTTCAAAAGTTCCTGTTCTTGGTACTGTGATGAAAATCGGAACAGACTTTTTTAAGAAGGCTGTGGAGAAATATTCAAATCTTGAATTGAAAGAAGCGTTTGAAGATGTTTCTAAAACCATATCTGAAACTGTTACTAATGTGGTAGCTGGCGCAACAGAAAGATTCTCGTCTGTCAGTAAAGAAGTTTCTGATGGAATAAGTGGAATAGCTAGTGGCGTTTCTAACTTTGCTAAGATGGCATGGGATTCTTCTACTGGTTTTTTCTCAAGCTTTGGTAAAAAAGTTACAGAAGCTGTTGAATCCGTTAATACCGAAAAATTAACCAATACATTCACAGGCGCACTAAATGGTGCGATAACGGGTGCAATGGTTACAAAAAACCCTTGGGGGATTGCTGGCGGCACAATTATTGGAGGATACTATGGCTACACTTCTAACGGTGAATCGTCTGGACAAGGAGCAATGCAGCCTTCTGCCGCTATGCCAAATGGTGCAATGCGGTCGAATATGATTGGCAGAGGAAAACGTGGAGGCGTTTCAATCCCAATGGGAGGAATTGCGAATAAAAATCCTCCAACAGAGGTAAGACAGTTTGCTAGGATAGGTTCTTTTGTGGAAAGAAATAGAGAACTTATTAAAAATTCTTTAAAAGTTGTTGCTACTGTGCTTGGTGGGATTTTTGGTATCACTAAACTCGTGAACTTTGCATGGGGTAGTAACGAGTTGATAGAGTATGCTGGTAGCGGAAAAGGGGCGGATGGGTCTGATAGAAACGTCAAGAATGTAACAGGAGACTTTGTTAAGTCTGTTTTGGCTGGTGAATATGAATGTGCATTAGACAAAGTTGACTATAATAGAGTTTTAGCTAGAAATGTTAATATTCCGCAATACTTAGAAGATACTTCCGAGTTCTTCCAGAAAAATGCAAAAATGGTGAATGACGCATATGTTGTTGCTTCCGCAAACTTGGAAGAGGCAATTAAAACTCAAAGCGAAGAAGAAATAAAGAAATATCAAATGCAAATAGAAACTTTAAAAATTGCATACGAACAGATGAAAGTGGTGAATGACGCACTGCAAAAAACAACAGATGCGTCGGAAAGAAATGCGTTCGTCATAGAACAAGTTAGTAAAGCAATCACTTCAACAAACGCAGGCGATGGTACAGCCCACGACCTAACTACTATTAACATTTATGGTGGAGCAAACTAATCATGGCTGAAAAGCTAACATATATTGAACAAAATACGTTACCCGAACAAAGAGTTACATTAACTCAAATATCAGGAACTACAAGTATGAAGGTTAGTGCGGCATTGCCAGATAACTTTGGTATGACTGTTGGTTCTGAGTTTGCTTCTCCATTTGATACGGGTAGCATAAACCAAAAAATGTCAAAGTTATTGTTTTTGGCAAATATACCACAAAAAGCTGCGCTTCGAATGAGAAAAATGTATTCCAACCCAACCCCAACGGAAATATCATTTGATATGGAATTCACATCTCACTATGATGCAAAGTATGAGGTTGTATATCAAGTTCTAAAGCTTATGGCAATGAGTGTTGGCAGACAGCTTCAGTGGGCTGAGATGAAAAGAAGAATTGAATCTTTTTTAGAAAAAGGTCAAGAAATTGCGGCAGGGGGTTTAGAAATTATCGGAGCGGAGGATGATGCTCGTGCAATCCAGTTAAGTGCTCCCGATGTTAATGAAGCAAACTTTTCTAAGGTTACTGACCTTTTTAACCTTTTACAAGGACCTCCTACATCAAGACTACAATTTGGGAGAACTATTGATATTCCTGATTGTTTCGTAACATCTGTTGCATCAAAGTTCTCGAATGTTCTTGATGTTAATGGCTATCCGACATCTGCTGTTTGTTCGGTCACGGTAACACCACAAACACCTCCAGTAATGGAAGATATAGAAAGCTATTTTAGTGGAAGAATTAATCAGAATTCTTCAAGGGGTTAATAATGAGTTTAGAAGAAAGAAAAAGGTTATATGATGTGGCGGTTGTTGATGGTAATCGTGAACTCGACTTATTAAAAACTAGCATAACATCAATGAACCTAAGAACCATAGATAAATATAGAATAACCGCAGCCACTGCTAATCGACCTGATTTAATCGCCAATATGTATTATGGTAATTATAACTTGGGGTGGCTGATACATATTCAAAATGATATTCTTGATCCTTTAACTGAATATTATATAGGTAGAGTTATAGATATTCCATCAATAGACGATTACTATAGACATTATAACAGAAACGCAAGAAGATAATATGCAAACAATTTTTGAGAGAATTCATACAAGGGTTGATTCCGTAGATGGAAGAGGGGATTTGTTCCTTCGCCTTGAAGCAGAAAATCAATCACCATTGGCAATGGTTAAGCCAATCAATGCCACGATTTTTGAGGGATTCTCTTTTGCATCTCCTGTCATCACCGTAACATTTGTCGATGGTATTGGTATCTACTTCAACGTAGAGAAGATTAAAATATCAGAAACCTTTTATCTTTCTATTGGAAAATCTCAACAGGATTCTAATCAGATTCCTGTTAAGATTGCTAATATCGCATTAGACTCATCTCAAATGGGAACAACCGCCCAGATTTCTTATAAGATTACTTTTGTTCATCAGAACTGGAATGAACTAATCAATAAAAGAAGAAATCGTGGTTGGTCCAATGTAAGATACTCTGATATTGTGAGTGAAATTGCAAGCGAGTGTGGATTTTCTGATATAGACGTAGAAACGTCAAGAAACGTTCATCCTTCCATTATTCAACCATATTGGGACAATGTATCATTTCTAAGATTTATACAGCGTCATGCGGTTTCTAATAAGTTTGATGACCACTTTGAGTTTGGTTGTGATATTAATAATCGGTTCTTCTTTAAAACTGTGTCTGCTATGATTGAAGAACAGAAACCAAAAACTATGAGCAATCAGACTAGAACATTTGTTTTGGAAAGTAGAAACACCCCATCTCTGGAAGATTCAAGTGAAACATTCTTTGCCGCATTTAAATCTAATGAATTCTATATGGATTCTGTTTTAAGTGGAGCGGGTGGGGTTAATGCTATGCACTATGATTGGAATAAAGGGCAATTTATCTCTAAGAATGTTACCTTGTCTGATTCTAATGCACTTATGCTATCAGATAATTACTCAATCCATACATCAAACGAAGTATCAAACAAAAGAGTATTTTGTGGCAGAGTTGATGGTTTTGCTGAATCAACTGGAGTTGTTTCTTCGGTTGCATTATCTAATAACCAGTTCACCATTACCATTGAGGGTGATAGAACACTAAACATTGGGCAAGTTGTTGAACTTATTATTAAACCTGATAATGAGTTTATAAAAGAACCAGTGTCTGAACTTTATTCTGGGTTTTATGTTATTGCTTCCATAAATCATATTGTCGCCTTGGATGAAACCAATAAACATATTACAGTTATTGATGTAGCTAGACAAGGTTATGATTCAAAAGAAATTGATGGATATGCTGTGTCTAAGTTAGGAAAGTTCACGAATGTATAATCATACAGCCGATAAGAAAAAGAATGATTTTAAGTTTCATGGAAACTATCGTGGAGTTGTGGTTGATGACCAAGACCCATTGCGCAGCGGTAGGGTCAAGATTAGGGTTTTTGGAATCTATGATAATGTTCCAAACGAAGCCTTACCTTGGGCTATCTATTCTGACCCTTTTATGGGAGGTCAGGTTGGCTTTGGTGGATTTCTTATCCCCGATGTTGGTAATCATGTTTGGGTCTTCTTTGAGAATGGCGATCATCATCAGCCAGTCTATTTTGCGGGAGCACCATTCAAGGATGCCCACCCGAAAGAACGATTAGAATCTGATCATGAAGAAAATCGTGGAAGTATTTCGTATCCAAGAAACAAATCATTAAGAACTAAATCAGGTCATGTTATTGAGATTGACGATACAGAGGGAAACTCAAGAATAACCATAATCCATAAGTCTGGTACACAAATAACTTATCAAGATAATGGCGATGTGTATGAACATATCGTTGGCAATGTTAAAAGAGTCATTGATGGTAATGTTGTTGAGAATATTGGTGGCAACGTAACTCAGTCTGTTGGTGGTAATGTTGTTGAAACGGTTGGTGGAAATAAGAATGTAACCGTAACAGGAAACATTATCGTTCGAGGCAAAACCATCGAGTTAAACTAAAAATCCGCATTTCTCCTTTTATAAATACAAGCATAAAAGGAGAAATTCTAAAATGCGTGATTATACATATTCAGACTTTGATTCAAAGCTAAGTCTAATGCGAAGTGGAAACATCAAAATCAATTATGATGAAGATGCTATAATCCAATCTATCCGTCATATCATGGCTACTGTTAAAGGTGAACGTGTTCGTTCTGATTTCGGTGGTGGGATTGTTCGTTTTCTTTTTGAACCCATCTCTGCTGATACGGCTGATATGATTAGGCATAATATTATTCAAGTTATTACGAATTTCGAACCAAGGGTTGAAGTGAGACAAGTCATTGTTAATCCAGACCCAGACACCAATACATACGGCGTGTCAATTGACCTTTATATAACAGAACTCGCACGAAGAAAAATTTTTGAAACTCGCTTACAATCATTCTTACAGAACTAGGGAATAAAAATTATTATGAAAGACTTTACAAAATACGAATTCCAAGAAAGACTAGAGAGGATGACTGAACTGCTGAAAGACGCAGAAGGTTGGGGTGATGCGTATGAGTCATCTACAGGTCAAACTCTTATTCAGCTAATGACTCATGTAACTGATGAACTTCACTATATGTTACAGAGAAGAACATTAGAAACATATCTAGAAACTGCTTCCTTGCGTTCTTCTGTTATTGCCCGTGCCTGTGAGTTGGGTTATAGATTTAAACGTGCTAAGGCCAATCGTGGCACGATTAAAATCGCATTAGAATCTCCACTATCCAGTGAAATAATCATCCCTGCATTCACGCAATTTGAAAGTGATGGTCTATACTACACTAACACCGAAACGGTCATAATTCCTATTGGTGAAACTGAGGTTAGCTTTGTTGTTAAGCAAGGTTCACTTGTTAATGAATCACGAGATTTGCAGAATGGAATTGTAACCTTATCAGACTATGAGTTGATTGATAATGATAATATTCTCGTTAATACAACACATGGACAATACCTTGATGTCAGAACACAATCTGATGTCAATAAAAGAGCATTGTCGTTTTTAGACCCATTAGAAAAATTCTATGACATTAAATACAGTGTCAATGGGATGTGCATTGTTTTTGGTGATAACTTTCAAGGAAGAAGACCTGAATCACCCATTGAGTTGACTTATGTTAGAGTTGATCCAAATATTGAAGAAATCAGCAGCATTGGTAATGAGTTTAACTTGGTAGATGTTATCAGCGGATTAACTGGAAATACCTTTACCATAACTAACACAACACGCATCATTAATGGTTCTTCTCCTGAGTCTAATGATTCTATTCGAAGAAATGCTTCTGACTATCATAGAACCAATGGACGTGCTGTAACCAATTCTGATTATAACTTTTGGATGCAAGAAATTGATGGGATTGATATTGTTGATGCAAAAACATTTGGTGAAGACGAAATCCGTTCACTTATCTATAATCTGAATAATGTGTACATAACTTACCTAAAAGAAGATGGTGAGAAATTCACCACACAAGAACTTCAGATTGTAAGAGAATATATGGATACCGTAAAGACCTCCCAGGCGCATTTGGTGTTCTTTCCTGCAAATATCCTTGATCTTCAATTGATTGCTGATGTTAGAAAGGCAAAAAATGTTCCACTCTCTAATGAAGAATTTTATGATCGTCTGTATATGTTCTTTACTGATTACTTCAAAATGAGAAAGGGTTCTATTGGTGGAGAATGCCAAAGTTCTGATATTGTTTCTGACTTGTATAAGGTTACATTTGACCGTAATAACCTGACTTATCCTTTAATTGATTTTGTTAAATTGAAGATTAAGGGAGTGTTACCTTTAAGCTTTCCTATTAAAACGCAAGAAGCTGAGATAATTATAGACCGTTCTTACGCACCAACACAGGATGATTCTTTTGTTTTAATATTCGATACATACCCTATACAGGTTGTGATTGATGAAACTGATAATATCAGTGACATTCTGTTAAAGATGCGTTCCGAGATTATTTCAAATGTTAGAGTATCAGCACAGGTATTAATCAATAACATTGTCTATGATTACAGCGGAAACCCTATTCAAACAGAAAACGTTGACTTTGGGTTTATAGGAAACTTGACCTCACCTATTAATAATGACTCTACCACATTCAGAATAACATTTGATAGTGGGGTTAAGACTGAGTTTTTCTATTATGGAAAGATGGCAGGCAAAAAGCCACCATTCCCTGTATTCGATGGATCAGTTGTAAATATCACCGCACCCAATGATACAGATGTTGCCATTTATTTTAGAACTGTTGTTAATGATGAAACTACAGAAACACTTTTGACCACTCTATCACAAGGACAAACCTACAATAATACATTCGACGAAGAAGGTTTTATTGTTTACGATTTTATCGATGATTCTTCTTTTGATGCTGTGTCTTATGTGCAACACCAAAGCATTGACCTTTTTGACTTTGTGTTAAAAGTGAGTAGTAATGATAGATTCAATAGTTTCTCGATCAACAGTGAGAGTGGAGATTTAGCTAGTTTTGTTAAAGTATATAACACCTTCTCTCTTGCAAATAAATTGAGTGAATCAATTGGTGTAAACGTAAACCAAAACATCGATGCGGTTAATTTACTTCTTCCTAAGAGTATTGAATTCTATGATGTAGATGGAAACTCTGTATTTGTGGATAATGGTGAAGGAAAATTTATCGATTCTAATGGGGATATTGTTAATGGTGTAACCGTATCTTATAAAAGTTCATTTTTGGTGATAGATAACGATTTCGCACAGAATAATTACACTGTTACTTTTAGTCAAGATGAATTTGATAATATGGTGGTTGATGATGCAACAGCAATGCGACTCATCGAACCTAAACCTGATTTTTACTATACAGAAGAAAGTATGTCGGTAATTAGGATAGTTTAATGAATTCTATTAAGGATTATCTAAAGAGTAGTATCCCTGAGTTTCAACAATCAGGTGAGATGCTTAATAGTTTCTTGGACGCAGGAGGAGAATTCCTTGATGAAATCAAAGAAGCTATTGAGAGTTTTTCAGACTCAAAGGATTGGCACAATGGAACGGTTTATAGTGTAGAGAAGACCCTTATAGAAAGAGGGTCTGAACTTCCTGCTAATCTAAAAAACGATTCAAAACGAAAGTATCTTAGAGATGTTTCTGAAATCATTATCAAGAGTGGTACAGAAGATTCAATAAGACACGCATTGAAGCTTATCGGGTTTGACTCAACCATTAATAAGGCATGGATTCAGAATCCTGAGTTTCTTAATCGTGGTCTGATTAAAAATATAAAGACTGGCGAAATATATTCATCAAATATTGGAAAATATTTTTTCTTAGATATGGTGTATGGTGATGCTCACGTAACACCCGATGGTACATTCTTTAGTGGAAAAGATTATTTTGAGATATTCGATGATGAAAATACCATTACCAATATTCCCATTGTTGGGGAATCGTATGATGGGATTCAGATTCAGACAAACAGTGTTGGTTCAACCCCTTATGTGCTAGTTCAACTCGAAGGTGGAGATTTTAGCGTAGATGTTGCTGAATATTATTCCCCCGAAACTGGTAGGTCTTATACTTATTCTGTTGATGAACGTGTTGCGTTGATTGACGATATTGTTAATTTCTTCATCTCAGGAAAAGGAAGACCCACAACCGTTAGAGTGATAATTATTGTTGCTTATCATTATATTGAAGATGAAATTATCATTGAAGAAGAATATGAAGAAATTCATACCTACACATCAGACGGCGATGATGATTTAGATGAAATTATTAGTCTAACTAGCAATCTTCCAAAAATAGGAACGGTAAGTGTTGGAACTGCGCCTATAGGGACTAACCTAATCGTTGGAAACCAATCTCCATTTGCACACCAACTTTCAATAATAGAATCGGTTAACGTTGGGTTGCTTCCAACTATTATTGACAAGCAATCTGCATTTATTGATGAAGATGGAAATTTGCTACGGTATTATGACTTAACCTTCTCAAACGAGATTGTTGGGGATGATGGGGATTATAAAGCAGACGTTGATCCAAATGTTGTAGAGCAAGCATCTGTAACGGATGATGGGGATTTGGTTGTAGATTATACCGAAACCTATCTTGAAACGCCACAGCAATTTTTCCTTGAACAGATGATTTGGAAAGAAAGCCAACATGAGATTGATGTTTGGTTATGTGTTGGTGATGTATCAAAACAGCCAGTGGAGTTCATGTTAGAAAATGGAAATCTGATTGCTGTTATTGATGCAGATGATAATATCATTCAAAACATTAGAATGCAAGGCGATGATTTGTTGATCGATTATGACGAAACTAACGAGTTTTTTAAATCATTATCACTAAATTCAACAGGCAATGCAATTTTAGAATATTCTCGCATATATCCATATATTCCAACTAGACCGTTGATGGAAATAAGTTTTATAAATACAAGTAACACACAACTTAAAGTCTTTACTGCAAATAATGATATTAATGGCAACAAGGTTGATAATTTTATTGGTGTTGTTGACATTGGTGAACATTTTAACTATGAAACAACCCCATTCCACCATTTCATAAAGATTCTTCCTAACACAATAGAAGAAGATTCAATAGGTGTTACTTTTAAATATAATGAATTTGTACAGGAGATTCCTTAATGGAATATAATTTTGGAGAAAGTCTAGGAGTGAATGGTGTTTTAGAAATGAAAACCATTTGCAATGTGACTGGAGAAGTTTTAGATACATTTTGTGATAAGAATGTTGTCTTGAATATTGGTAAAGAAAGTCTTTTAAAATCATTCACAACACTAGACACAAATCAGTTTGTCATCAATAAGCTTACCATAGGAAATGATGTTGGGGTTGGTGGTGATGTTCTCTCACCAATTATGGCAACCGCTAATATGAACCAATCGGAGATGTCTCCATTGTATGAGGTCACTGGTGTGGCTTTCACTATAACTTATCCAACTCAGACAAGCGTTAGATTTCGTGCCTTACTGAACGGCGAAGAAGTAATGTCGAACTATCCGACACTTCCTAACATTGTATATACATCTGCAATGCTAACAAATCTTGGTGGTAGTGCTTTTTCTTATAGACGATTTCCTGGTAGAACAATCAGTTCACTGATTTCAGTTGAAATCAGTTGGACAATAACCTTAGTATAGGAATCTTTTATGAATATTGATTTAAGTTCAGTCAGATTTATTAAGAATGGTGAACCGCATGATGCGTCTGTCTATAATCGACCATTCTATGATTATACTGATGCATTAGAAGAATATGTAGGCAATGTTCAGTTATCCCTTTTTGATGCCAGAGACGAAACAATTGATGCTAGGGATATTGCAGTTCAAGCAAAAATTGATATGGAAGAAAATCGTGACTTAACTCTTGGGTATAGAAATGATGCACTTAACGCACAAAACGGTTCAAAGTTTTATAGAGATGAATCCGAATCATTTAGTATAACTTCAACCAATGCTAGTGTTGCCGCTATAAATAGTGTTATCCCTGTAATGGAAGCACAAGCCTTAACCAACGCATTGCTTGGGTTAGGCGTAGGAACAAGCATCATTGATAACAATGGTAACTTGATTATGACGTATTTTGAATATTCTGTTAATGATTTAAAAATCAATAACAGTGGCGAATTGATTTTATCATATTAGGAGAAATTTGATAATGGCTACAATTAACTTAGGACGAGTTAAACCAATAAACCGTGGGGTTTATGTTAGTTCACAGGTTTATAACTTATTGGACATCGTTAGTCATGGTGGTATTGGTTATATTGCCGACCAAAACGGTATCACTGGATCGTTTAATGCTACACGATGGACACCCATTGGGGATTATGCACAAATCGTAAGTGATGGTGAAGTTGACAGTGCAAAAACATGGTCAAGTCAGAAGATTAGCGAAGAATTGGCTAGTACAGCAGGAAGATTAATCAATAAGCCTGTTATTACATCACCCGCGAGTGGTACTACTGATTATACTGGAGCAGTTACTGCAACGTATAGCACAGATGAAAGCTATCAAGGTACACAAGACTACGTTAAATGGGAAGCTAGTACAGATTCATCATTTAATACTATCGTTGATTCTTATGAAGGTTCTAGCAATCTATTGACATGGACACCATCCATCGGTGCGCCATTAACAACTGTTTATATTCGTGTTAAACAAGGATCAGACGGTCATAGAAGTGAATGGTCAGAAAGTATTAATTTCACTACCCCTGATGTGTATGTAGTAGCACCTACCGTAAGTGTTAGCGGAAGCCCTGATAATATAACACAAATTCCAGTATTAAGTACAAACGCATTCAGTGTTTTTAATGGGTCTGATACCCATGCAAGCACGGATTATCAAGTTGTAAGAACAAGTGACAGCGTTGTGGTTTGGGAAAGCCTTAATAACGTAACAGATTTACTTAGCATTTCTGTTCCAGGTGGTTTTTTGGAAATCAACACAGAATATACATTCAAGGCTAGACATAATGGTACTACTTATGCGGGTTCTTATGGCGAGGTCACATTTACAACGGCTAACGTATATGTAGAAACTCCTACTTTAACTGTAGAAGGTTCACCTGATGATGTTCCTGAAACTCCAGTATTAAGCACATCATCGTTTAGTGTTTTTAATGGTAGTGATACTCATGTAAGTACAGATTGGGAAATTCGTTTAACGGCTGACAATTCATTGATTTGGTCTAGTATGAATAACACAACGAACAAGTTCTCTATTGTTGTTCCTGCTAGTTACTTATTAGAGGGTACTTCTTATAAGTTTAGAGTGCGTCATAATGGAGATACTTATGGTTCGAGTTCATGGGCTGAAGTGACTGCTACTACAAAGGCTGAATATTTTGACCCATTAACTGATGACCCTGTTCCAATTGGAACGCTTTGGGAAGGTGGGTATTATGCTGGTAAAATGCAACAAGACGATGGTATCTATGCATTGATTGTTGCCCCAAGAGGGTTAGGCGATAATAATGGTGCTACTATAACTTGGCATAGTTCTAGTGTAGATACAACTGGCGCGGCATCTACTTATGACGGCTTTACTAACACCCAAGATATGATTTCATATACTAACGGAGGTGTCAAAACATGGATTCAGAATGTTAATAGTACAGGAATCAATGGGTTTAATGATTGGTATTTGCCAGCTATACATGAACTGCAGTTACTTTATAGAAACCTAAAGCCTACCACAGATACTAACTATATTAGTATTATAAATATTGGTGATGGTTGTACTAGATTAGGTACTGGTGCTAACCCTCATAGCGTTCCAACCAGCACAGCAAATACATCAAGTGTTCCTGCGCAGACTAGCATCACTGATTTCCAAACTGGAGGAAGTGAAGCATTCCTTTCGACCTATTATTGGTCTAGTTCAGAACGATGTGATTCTCCCGCTGGCGCCTGGGGACTGGGCTTCTTCGGTGGGAGCGTGGACGGCACCATTGAGGGCAAGGGCGGTGGCTACTACGTTCGTGCAGTCCGCAGAATGAAGCTGTCGTAGACAGCTTCTCGCTCTAGCCCACGGCAGCTAAAGGGTGCGACTGCACCCGTCCTGGCGCACTTAAGTGCGCTGCTTTTTTATATTAAATATATAAGAACTTAGTTGACAACGAGAGCATTATCTAATATAATGCTCTCGTTGTTTAACTTTAGTGTGGAGGGAAAATGAATAAAGCAAAACCAACAAAGAGCAAAAGTTACGAGGACTTGCCAATCTACAAAGAAATATACGATACAAACGTATATCTAGTTGCAGCGGTAAGAAATGCTCCAAGAAACTATAGAACTCATGTTGAAGACTTGATTCACTCTACACTAAAGGTTTCGGAACTGTGTTATCGTGCTAGTACAACCACATCAAACAAAAATCCTGAAAAGAAATTGCGTTTGATAAGTGAACTCCTAGATGAAGTATCAGTAGTCTTGTTTAAGGCTAAACTTCTTGGAGAGCCTAGTGTCCGAGTTCTGTCAATTAAGCAATATGCCCGAATCTCTAAAGGACTACACGACATTAGAGAACAAGCTTCTAAGTGGTTAAAAAGCACTGAACGAAGACTGGGACAGTCCGTTTACTGAATTTGTGTAACCAAGGTCGCACAAACAGTTAAAGGATTTAAGAATGAATTTAAATCTGGTGATCACCATCGAGAGATGGAATAGTACAAAACAAACAAGGTAGAAAAGTTTCATCAAAGGCATTTTATTGCGCTCCCTTGATTGCTTTTAAAATTGATCATAGTTTCCACTAACGCATGGATACTGAACTTCAACAATGGAAACGTGAACAACAACAATAAGAACAATGACAACTACGTTCGTGCAGTCCGCAAGTTTGAATTCATTTTAATTTAATCAGCCCCTTAATTGGGGCTTTTTTGTGAGGTAATATTTTTGGAAATAACCATAGAGGAACTATATCAAGCTTATTATGACTGTAGAAAGAATAAGACAAACAAAGAATCTATCATAGAATTTCAGATGGACTTGGAAAAGAATCTTTCTGATTTATTTGTTGAACTGAAAACTAGAACATATAAACCATCAACATCCATCGTTTTCGTTAATTTAAAACCTAAGCCAAGAGAAGTTTGGGCGGCAAACTTCAGAGATCGAGTTGTACATCATGTCCTATATAACAGAATGGCAGATGGCTTCCATAAAAGATTTAGTGCAGACTCATGTGCTTGCATACCGGGTAGAGGAACACTATATGGTGTAAACCGTTTAGAATCTCATATCAGAAAATTCACCAAAAACTGGACAGAAGATAAGTTTTACCTAAAATGCGATTTTCAAAGTTTCTTTGTTTCTATCGACAAAAATATTTTGTTTGATATTCTATCAAAATACATTAAAGACGATTTTTCGAAATGGTTAACTCATGTAATTTTGTTCCATAACCCAACAACAGATTACGAGATTCGGTCAGCAAAAACATTGTTTAAGCTTATCCCAGATTATAAATCTCTTTTCTTTTCTTTAATTGGGTTTGGATTGCCAATAGGAAATCTCTCAAGTCAGTTCTTTGCTAATGTATTAGTTGATGTATTAGACCAATATATAAAGAGGGTGCTAAAGGTAAAATATTACATACGTTATGTTGATGACTTTATCATCTTAGGAAACACCACACAAGAACTAAAAGAAATTTTAGAAAAAGTTGATAAATTCTCAAAGGAAAAATTAAACCTGACACTAAATCCTAAGAAAACAATCATTCAGCCGATTAACAATGGGGTTGACTTTGTTGGTTGGGTTATAAAACCACACAGAAAGCAGATAAGAACGAGAACTTACAGAGCAATCCTCAATACGTTTGGAGAAGGTGTTGATCCAGATTCCATAAATTCATATATTGGGTTGATGCACCATTCAAACGATTACAATAGACGAAGATATGTTTGCCATCTTTCGCAAATGTCTGGATATTCGATAAATTCTCATTATAAATATATACATAAACCAAACCAATAGGAGAAATAAATGCAATACATCAATACAAATGACCTAACAATCTTTAACACGCTAGGTGAAGTTAGAAAAGCAATCGTCCCTAATTCTATTCCACGTATCCCTACACGCACCGAATTAAACAATGTTGGCGTGGACTACTTATATGATTATGTTCCGCATGATTCAATCCTTACCATTCCTGTAAGGGGTGAACCATATTACAATGAGGAACAAAACCGTTGGCAATATAGCTATACCTTTGCTCCTAAGAATCAAACGGAAGAATCCGCTAACACTTTCGTTCAAGATGAATTGAAAAAGGCTAAGGAATCCACACGCACAAGATTAGAAAAAACAATGCAAGAGAAAGTGAATGAATTTACTTCTAAAGCACCCTTTGCTGAAATTGTGTCATACGATAAACAAGAAGCCGAAGCTAGAGCGTATTTAATTGATAACACCACAAACACGCCATATCTTGAGATTCTAGCCCAATCTCGTGGACTTAATGAAACCATTGAGGAATTGGCAATCAAGGTTGTAGCAAACTCTGACCAATACTGTGTTGCTCATGCTATGTTGCTTGGTGAGTATCAAAAGTTAATTAGAACACTCAATGGAATGGAAGCCGATACTTCTACCATTGACCAAGTGTTAAAAGATATTGATTCATTGCAGTTTGCAGGCTAATAACTTATGGAAAGAGTCAAATTACAACTTCTAAGGCTATCTGCTTGGGCTAGTCAGACAGTCAATGTTTGGTTATTATTTGGACACCATGACCAAACAGTGTCTGCTAGATGTTATGTTAATCGACATAAAAAAGGTTGGAAGTTTTTCTATTACTTGATTAATATGATTTTCTTTTGGCAAGATGACCATTGTAGAGATTCTTTTACTCAAGATGTTTTGTTCTCAGAAGAAGTCATTAAATCAAATCTAACTGACTATTAGCAAAAATGTGGGCAAAACAAATTGCCCACATTCCCATCCTCATCAAATTTTCCTGTTTTGAATAAATATATAAAGTGACGAGAAGTGGACAATATACTTCATAAGGAAAAATGAAATGGCAAAAATTTTAAGACGTATTGGTTTTACGAAAGGTTTACCAGAAGAACTAGCGGCACGTTTGCAAGTCTCTAATCTAGTTGACGATGCAACAACTCCAGATGGTTCAACTGCATTTGACGATACCGCTCTAAGTGCTAATGCAACTAAGACCGCATTATCTGCTAAAGTTGACACATCAAGTATTGTAAATGATTTAACCACTGGTGGCACAACCGTTCCATTATCTGCTCAACAGGGCGTTGAACTTAAACAACTGATTGATGGTATGGCTAATGGTTTGTCTTATAAAGGTGCATTCGATGCTTCTGTAGAGACATCATTCCCATCGGATACCATTCAAGGCGACTTCTATAAAGTATCAGGTGATGGTACTGTAGATGGCCTTGAGTTGAAAGTCGGTGATATGATTATTGCCAATGCTGATGTAGTAGGTGCAACCTCTGCCTCTGATTGGGATAAGATCGATAACACCGAATCTGCTGACTTGTTGCGTGATGGCGATGTATCAACTGATTCTGATTTTACAGTTGACCCTACAAAGCTAACTGACCGTGCAACCATCAAGGCATTAGTAGAAGCGGCATCCGCCGCCATTACCCCTAAAGTGATTAACGAAACTGTTACTCTTTCAGGTGATACCGCTACATTAAGCCATGAACCTGCTAATGGCGTTATCTTCATGGGCTATGTACAGGTTAACAACGGTGATGGTACATTCGACTTAGTTGCTGCTTCTGTTTCTGGAAATACTTTAACAGTTCTTCCAGAAACCACTGGTGAGTACACAGGAAAACAAACCATTGTATCGTATATGTACTTCTAAGTAACTCCTTAGAAAAGCTATACAAATTTAGCCCCTTAATTGGGGCTTTTTTGTGATATAAATATGATATATGCAATAAAAGGTAAAAACTTATGGCTATCTTTAGAGGTCAGAAAAGAAGTTTCGTTGATGAAATCAAACAATCAGGTGTAGTGACTGAAACTGAATATGAAGCCAGAATGCAAGTTTTAATGCAAAGAATAGAACAGATTGAAAACACCCAAGAAAACATAACAGGCATTTTCGATGAAGAAGGGAATCTAGTATTAGATTTTGGTGAATATTAATGTCAGACTTTCTATGTGCCCTTACCAATAAAATAAACACCCTTACTGATGTTGTTAATAAACTACAAGGTTCGGGCGGTTTATTAACAGACACTAAACTTGATGGAACCATACTCGGTAGACTAAATAGCTTAGAGTCAGAGGTATCAGGTGGTTCTGGTGTCACCGAAACGACTGTTGCTAGATTAAAAGTCGAGAAAGGTGTACAAATATCGGACAATGGTAAATTCACACTTGAATATACTCCCATTGATGGACAAATCGTTAATGGCCAGGCTCATATTAATAATGGTGATGGGACAGAGGATATTTGGGGAAATGTTCTATTCACCGATAAAGATGGTGTATTGGTTGGTGCTGGTGATATATATATGATGGACTAACCTTAACAGTAACTTATCTATATGCAGAAGCTATTACTCGATATGACTATTCTTTTGTTTCTGTGACGAATGAGTTTGTTCATAATTTAAATCAACACATGGGTTCATCTTATGCCATTGCTGTTAAGGTTTATCCAATATCACCTACAGTAACACTAAAATGGGAAAATGTTTTAGACTCGAATGATTTTGTTGAAGATGAAATCACTACATACCATGAAAGAATATTATATGAACCTGATATGTTCGTTAGTTTGTATTTAACAGGGTCAGCAGATGTGTCTATTATTATTAGACAAACTATAGGATAGGAATGATGAGAGCGATTGATGTTAATAATGTTCGTTGGGTAATGTATCTAAAGAATGGAAAAATCATTGTAGAGAACCACGACAAAGGTAGAACGTGGAAGAAGTGTTACAAGAATAACTATGGAAACATCGAAGCAGTCTGCATCCAAATTATTCCTAAAGCCGAACGTCATTTTGTCACTCCCTCCCCCACTGGCGAATATTGGACATTCGAGGATATGTCTGTTATATCAGGACAAGCTAGACCAACTCATATTGCAAGAAACCTATGTTCAATGCAGTATGTTAATATAGAAGAACAAGAATCTTATTGGTCGGTACTAACAATTTATGGTGATGGAAATGTAAAAGAATCTATCAAAACAGGGTCTGAGATCAACTACGAGTCCCTAACATTTGTCAACAGAGAAGAAAAGAACTGGATATAGAAAAATGTCAATCACAAATAAGAATTTCGAATTACAAAAGAATGATTTGGCTTTGTATAGCTACGACAACTATATCGTTCCGTCCGATACACCAGCTTTAGAGCAGGATAGTAATAATAATGTTATCCTAAAGAACATATCAGATAATCCAAATACAAATAATTTTTATGGTGATGGTAGACATGGTGACTTAGTAATTCGTTCTAATGTTGATATGTCTCCCCATGCCTTTTATTTTGAGATATACGAAAACCATCCAGTGTTTGGTCATATTCTAAAAAACGTATGGTATCAGAATAAAACCCCGTTTGAAACTGGAGAATATGTTATTCATAAGAAACACGTTAGAAATTCAGAGCAGGTATTGAATGGTGACTGGGGTCGTTGGGAAATTGTCAATGTCGTCGAAGTTATAAAAGAAGGCAATAACACTCATTATAAGATTGAGAAAGCACCGATTGTTCAATTTGACTATTCGTCTGCTAATGCAGGGTGTATGGTTTATCAATTCCGTAGTATGGAAGTACAAGCCAACTGTACTCTGAGAATGATTGATTCAGAAAAGACTTCAGCTAAAAAAGTGAACCCTAGACTAAGCCCGAACCTTTTAAGCCAAGGTTGGACTAATAGACACGCATTTTCTGCACCAGATGGGGTGTTCATGTTCAAATGTCAAACTGATGTGGTGATGCAACCAAATGGTAATCTTGTTGCATCTTTTGGTATTAGCGGGATGGATTTGAATTCCGGATTCCATGAAGGAAAAGTAGACAATACCTCAACATTCTCAACTGGACCATTAGCCAGCATGAACTATGTCACAAACACAGGCGTGTTGGTTGAATATCCAACACTAGAAATGGATAACTGGTCTCAGGCATTTGGTACAGCAGTAGTTGCAATATATAACGGAAGAACCACACCTGGCTTGCCGGGAAATTTTGGTGGAAATAGAACATTAACTGGATTTGGTAATAAGTTGCCAGTTCCAACGGATTTGAATAGAAATTTGCACCTAGGGCTTGGCGGTAACGCACGATGGTATACTGGTGCAAGAGGGCAAGCTGGTGGAGGCGTTTTAATCGTACAAGCTAAACGATTAATAATGAAAGATGGCGGCCGTCTTAGTACAATAGGACATTTCGAAAAAGCTGCATATCAGTCAAATATGCGTTCTGGATGTGGTTCGATTTTATCCAAAGTCAATGAAGTGATCATTGAAAATAACTCTTACTATTCAGAGTCAAGAGATAGACAACCGTTTGTTGCAAGCAGTGTTGATAATGCGGCATCTACATCACCGGGTCTAATACAACTGGAGTTTGATTCACTAACATGGATAAATGACGCAAACACAGCCCCTGTATCAAACGTTTTCACTCCTACCCTACTAAGTGGTAGCACATCACAAAAACGTTTGACGTTCAGTGTTTACCGGGATATGGATGAACATAACAACTATGTAAACACAACAGCAAATGACACTGGCGGTGAACCTTGGGAATATAAAGGAAACTTTGTATCAAGAGCATTCTATGATATTGCACCAAAGTATAATACTGGTAAGTTTTATAAGATGCGCTCTAATCCTCTAAAAACACTTAACATTAGAGGATGGTACAGCTTAACTGAACTTATCAATAAATGCGATGTCCCTGATGGAACGGATATAAGATTCTTATTCTCTAAAGATAATGGGGCATCATGGAAAGCGATTGACTTCAATGGCGCAGAGCCTGTTTTAGTTAATGTCAATCTTACAGATGCAGAAATTACAAGTAAAGGTAATACAGCCGAAGAGGTAAACTACACAAGTTCTGCTAACTTAACTAGAATGTTTATAGAACCTCAGATTACAGAGAACACACCAACTATTGATATTTTGGTCGCATTAAAAACCACTAATGAGAATGTCACACCGATGTTCTCGTATATGTGGTTTGTTGGTGAACAGGCAGGTACACTATCTCCACCTATTCCTATGAGACCCTACGATAAGGAAGAATTTAATGGGCAGGATGTAAACTTCGTTTGGTTACAACCAGAGCAAGCAAAAGGTTCATTAGCAAATAGATTAGAATTATCTGATACACCTAACTTTACTAATATGTTTAACAAAATTAGTTTAGAAACTGGCGGTGTTTCCACTTTAGGAACAGATATTGTTAATCCATTGCAACCATTAGAATTATCTGATAGTTCTAATAACTTTGCGTATTTTAAATTGCCGTACATGAAAGAACGCTCAATGCCAGTCGTTACATCAGCAGATAGTAAACTTCCGTCTGTTGTTTGGAATCAATCATCTAACATGATTGAATACGTTGGCGAAGATTTATACTTCTTTAAGGGTAGAGAGATATTAACGCCTAAGAATCAGTATATCCCAATTCCAGAACAACTAAACTTTAAGCATAATAGTAGTAGCCCTTTATGGGGTAATACAATATCTCATATGGATTTTACAAACGTTAGCGTATCAAGTGATATTGTGGATAGCAAGTATCCTTGGGCAATCAAGAACATTCCGTCAACTGTTCCTAGACGTGATAGTTTTGCTCACGTCAACGTTAGTTATTTTAACGGTACGGGCGCGCATGGTATGTACGTTGAAACTGCTGTTGATCCGAGTGAGACTAATCCATTAGTAAGTAAACGTTTACCTCTTAGTTTTGTGTTTAGATGTACGGTCAATAGTTTAAGTAATGGACTTAACTATATTTTAACACATAAGGATGGCAAATCTGCCACAGTATATCGGTATATTGCGATTAACTCCACTGATATTGGTGGAAGAGTTCATTATATGCTTCAGTCCTCTAGTGGAAGTATACAAAGTTGTCAACATCACTTAGTCGATCTTAACGACGAATTAGTGTTTGTGTGGGTTAGTAAGGCAGGCTCTTATGACTTATACTTAAACGGCATCAAGGTAATAGATAATGCTGCTGAATCTATATTAGCAGTAGGGCAATATGCCAATAGAACGGGGAGATTTAACTTCCTTATGGATGGTTCAGGCACAAGCACTCTGTTAGGCTCAGTCATCTCATTCTCTACATTTGATAAGGTATTGACAGAGGAAGAAATTGAGAGTTTATCAAAGACACCAAATTACGATTTGAGATACGCTCCAGAAACAGGTACATTCACTTGGAATATGCGTCCTTACTTTAATCATGTAGCAGAAGCAGATAGAATTCAAGACAGAGCATCATACCGCGGCAATTATTCATTAGATTCTGGTTGTGCAGAAGTAAACTTCATTGGCGATGATTGGTCATATTATTCTACTAACAATAGCTTGTATATTGGTAGTTTTAATGGTTGTTTGAGAAAGGCTGATGCTTGGATACCTGCAGACCAATCACCTAATATGATGAGATGTTATCCGTTTATATGGAATCATCAAGAGTACGATTGGCAAGGTTTTAGAACCAATTTGTTAACCAGAGAAAATAACTCATTAAGAACGAACGATTCATTGGATACTAACCCTATCAAGTTAGTTAAACATGGTCGTATTAATGGAAGCGAAGAATCAGTTAGATTGGACTTTTCTTTTGAGGGGTTTGATTTAGAAACCAAACAGGTTATAGAACTTTGTACGGGTCGTTCAACTGACAATACGGTTGAGTATTCAAGACGATTTACTATATCTTATGACCCGACGACGGAAGAAACTGGCACAAATACTCAGTACGAGAAGACTAGCACTGCTGCACGTTGGCAACTAAGATATAATAACACAACATTAGTTAATATAGACGGAAACACCACGCACGAATTTCCGTTTCCTTTAGTTGTCGGTGGTAAATATAATATTCAGTTTAGAGTTAATGGTACTGTTGCATTGACCGAAGTTTGGATGTTTAGTGACACCGATCCAAATTATCAAACTGGTATTAAGCTTTATGCGTTTAGTGGTCTAGTGGGTAGAGGATGGCGCGATAACAAGTACAACACATCAACTTCGTGGTCTGCCGTAAACACGAATATTGAGGATTATTATGAAGATGTTTGGATGCAGATTTCTACCAACTTAGAAACATCGGCATTTGTCCCAATAAGCGTTAATACATTTACGTCTGCTAGTTCAGTAACAAAACAGCCTGGTCATGTATTAAGATATGACGTTAACCAAATAATTAGACCACAATACCTTAAAAAGGTTAATAGAGTATTAGCAAAGGCAACCGTTGATTCAAGTGCAACCAAGATAAGATTCTTTGTCAGTTTTGATGGTGTTAATTGGAAAGTATGGGATACAGACGAATGGGTAACACGAAACGTCAATAACGTTGACCTTGGTATGACGATTGAACAAATCACTGGAATAGGAACAAATGAATATTTTGGTACTGGTGGTATGATAGAAGGAAGTAGCTTTTATCTTAAAACTGTCATGGAAACTAGCAATTCTAAGATTACGCCTAGGCTAAGTCAAGTTGAAATTAGTTATAATGGTCCGTATGTTTATGATTCTTGGAATGAATTAGGGTCATATTACGATTCTGACGTAAATTTCTATTACAACTCAACAGGCACATGGAATCCATTTATTCCTATTGATTTTGACACATGGACACCAATGGGAAGCAATCCGCCTGATTCGGTATTCTTGACATCAGACAATGGCTCGCCTGGTTCGACTAACGTAAGAAAAGTATATGGAGGATGCACTATTCGAGTCGTGCCTGTTGGCTATTGGTACTGGCGAATTGCAGCGTATAACGGAACATGATAGGTCTAAGATATTCTGACATAATTGGTTTTAATAACTCCACGGAGAAAAGCCGACCTCCAATCCGTTATCGTTACTCAGAGATGGTGAGTTTCAATAACGGAATTGTTTCGTATTCCGAAAAGAAAATCACAATAAACTATACAGAAATTTTAAGTTTCAATAATGGTTCAAGCTATATTAAGTCCATTCCTGATTTAAACTTTTCTTATGGTATTTTCGATTTTACAAAATACTTTGACTATGTTTATGACGAGTATACTGTTTATTCTAATTTCGAAGCTGTGCTAGAAAAGACTGATAGTAGAATATGGTATGAGTTTGATAACAGTGTGCCTAATGTTTTTAAACCATACCAAATGCGCATCATTCCTTGGGGTTATGCAGATGCTCGATTTGAGATGTCGATTAACTATCCAAAATACAACTTGGATATTGAGTTTGACATTCCTACGATTAGCACATCATATGGCACTGCATTAGATAACCAAACCGATTATATTAGAGAACCTGTTACATTTGAACCCGTTCATCATTTCCAAAGTATAGACGATTCTTATGTGTCGATGAATTATTATTATGATGATGGATTTGAAGAAAAGTATGTTACTACAGATGGAATTGTGACGAAAACCAAATACGTTATTACTGCGGAATGGGATACTACTATCGATAATGAACAACTATTTGGTCGGAATCCTTATAACTATTTGAATTTAACTATTGATGAATTTGATAGAACATTGCCAAATGGGGAGAAATGGACTTTTGTAGATGATTCGGGTATTAATACAGATACAGCAACTAATGTATTTGATTCACACCCAAAATATACTGAATTAACTTACACGTTTATGTACCCAAGTCGTAAACCATTTAGCGCAGTAGACGGAGCAACAGAATCAAATTACAATAAAGAAGTTAATCTGCTAATCACGTATGATAATGGTTGGAATGACATTACAACCACAGATAAAACAAAAATGGTAGAAGCCAAGCCATACGAAATAAAAAATACAGATATTACACATGAGGCTAACGTACCAGGGGATTGTGTATGATTATATTTGGGCAAGAATGTGTAGAATATGCCGTAACATTTACCGATACTCATAATGCGGCTATACCAAGCACACTAGATTGGTACGTTACAGATTCATTATTGGATGGAACTGATAATACAAGTATTAAGACTAATGTACCGAATGACGAGAAGATAAGACACTCATACCAATCAAGTGGAATCAAACCCGTATCAATTGAATTAGATTTTGATGATGGTTGGGGCAATATCTATCAACATCAATACTCGGAAGATTTTGAAGCGATTGCTTACTATGTTCCAGCGTTTGATTGGACATATACACTAGACCCGTTTAGGATTAATGAAGAATTTGTACTAACACCAGTATTTGATGATGCTAGACCGAACGGTGAAATATTACACGTTTCGTATAATATGGATTCTGATAATAAATCGACTTTTGACCATACAGAATTGAATAAACTAGATACATTTACTCATTCATATCCTGTTAAGAAAACATACACAATACAAGCGGATGTAACATATTGGGATGGTTGGGAATATCAGACTTACAGTTTCTATGATGCACCAAGAGTAGCTAACTCACCACCTGTTGCAAATTATAGTCTATTTGAATCAGGCATTTGTGTTACTCGACTAGATTTAACCGATACGGCTACAGACCCCGATGGTGTAGATGATATTGTAGATAGATATTTTGAGTTATATAAAGAAACTGATGTACCAGATACTTACGCATTAATACATGACGAAAACATTACATATACAGGCGGTATCTACTCTTATCAATTTGCTTTAGAGGGCAGATATAAGGTTATCTATACCGTAACCGATAGCGAAAGCGCACAAGACGTAAAAGAAACGATATATGACATTGTGTTTAGAGAATGTGGAGATGGTGCTGCTGGAACTGGTACAATGTCAGGGACAATTAATATTCAACCAGGTTGGCAGTTAGTAACTATTCCTACTATTCGCGGTTACTTTGATATAGCACAAGGTAAGATTATCAAGGATAAAGCTGTTCACGCAACCGTCAAGAATTACTTGATAGACCAACTAGCCTATAAGCTGAATGTGCCAGTGGAACAGATGAATCAATACATTGAGGTCTGTATAGCTTATCGCGGTGGCGAGTTATCACAAAACTTTGTTGTTGGTGTAACACCTGCATCATCCGTGAATAACTTTAGACTAGCTTATATTGATGAAGAAAATAACAAAAAAGAATTTACAGCATTCTGGGTTAAAAATATATCAGGAATGACTTTACCAGAGATTAGTTGGGAGTATCTAGGTGGCTAATAACGTATTAACTGGAAGACTGTTTGATGAAAACAGTGCCTTTATCGGAGATAATTCCGTTAGATACTTTGGGATTCATCGGTCAGGTTCATTAACCACGGTTTCTAATACTAGAACATCTGAAGATGGATTCTATAACTTTAACCTAGGTGATCCTGACTGGCTTGGGCAAGATAGACAGATGTTAGTTAATGATGACATTGCCATTGTTGTTTGGCAGAATCAATCAGAGGCAGTAAACTCTACTAACTTAACTCGATTTTCTGTTCATTTCTTTAAGCATACAGGGTTAGATGTGTATGTTAAAGACTTACAGCTTTTACCTAGTCAAGCCCCGTCTTGTAAGTTTTCAGTTAATGAGCAGTATGATATAGGCGAAACAATAACGGTTACAAACCAATCATCTGATATGTTCCAATGGGAATATAATGGATTGGTGCATTGGCATAGAGATTCTGTACTCGGTGTACCTTTGTTCGATATAGGACTTACCACAGAATATGATTTTAATGGAGTAAAACAAAGTGCTAATACTTACAGCTTTAGTGATATGGGTACTGTATATATTGGCGTGCTTAATACTAACAGATTTGGACTAACAAGTGAATGTTCAACGTCAGTAAACATATCATATAGACCACCCGTAACGGATATTCAATACTCGCCTAGCAATATACAACTAGGGACTGTATTGGATTTAAACTTTACAACAACAGATATTGATTCTACTGTTACAAATATCGAATACTTTGTTAATAACGTAAGCATAGGTTCTTCTGCTGATTTAGTATTCAATTCAAACTATACCATAGCAGAAGTAAAAAGCACAGTTATTAAGGCAGTTGTATATTGGAATGATGGATATACTGATAAGGTTTCAGAGTTCACCAAAACAATCGCAGTAGAGAATCAGCCACCCGTTACAGAATTAAGTCACACGCAAGAAGAAAACGTTATAACAGCTACACACGAAAGCTATGACCCCGATGGTGAGATTGTTTCTTACAAGTGGGAAATATTCTATACATTGCCGTTCAGTGATGAAGTTCGCTTAGTATATGAAGAAACTGAAGTAGATTACACAACAAAAACATTCACTCTCCCACGGGCGGGTGAATATAAAATCAGATTAGTAGTTACGGATAACCTAGGCGCAACTGGATTTGATGAATTCGTTACTACCGTTGGGTCTGTTGGCGGAGAGTGTGTACCTGACCTTATTATTTGTGATACGATTGTTGAATATAGATTAATACCAAAAACATTCAATATAAATACTACCATAAGCCAATTTAAAACGAGCACCACAAACTCAATAATAAAAACAGAAACCCATACACATTCTTTTGGTGTTGATGTGCAAAGATATAGCTTTGAGGTTTCTGAATATAATTATAAGTTTAATGCGTCAAAGGAATCATGCTAAATGTCCAAGAAACCAGCAACTGTCACATTGAAAAGGGGCGATAGCTTTATTTTTTCAAATAATCAGCTATTAGGCGAAGATGAAATGCCATTGGATTTGACTGGATGGGAAATTCGATCGCAAATAAGAAACAAACAACAAAGACTAGTAAAAGAACTTGATGTCACGATAAACCAATATGATTATAGTATTTCTTCTATGGAAACATCAAAGTTTCCTGTTGATACATTGTATTGGGATATTCAATATACCACACCAGACGGTGTTATATTCTCAAGTGATACGGTGAATGTAGTTGTTGTCCAAGACATAACATACTAGAGGTTTAAATGGCAACTACTATCACAACCATATTAAACCAAGCACCTAAACCTGTTGCAACCATTGGCATTTCACAGATTGCTCTTAATGTATCGTCTGGAACGTTTGGGGTAGGTAGAGGTAAGTCGTCTTACGAAATAGCCAAAGAGCAAGGGTTCGAAGGGACAGAACTTGAATATTTGCAAGGTTTGATTGGCTTATCGGCGTACCAGATTGCATTAGACGAAGGTTTTGTTGGAACTCGTGCAGAATGGTTGGATAGTATAAAAGGTGATTCCGCTTATGCTGTTGCTCTATCAACTGGATTTGTCGGGACAGAAGAAGAATGGATTAATTCGTTAAAATCACCAGATGCAGCAATCAATCCAACGCTAGAAGATGCTGGCAAGTTCTTAACAAACGATGGCGAATCTATATTATGGCAAGATATAAACAAGGAAACATTAGGTCTTTCTAATGTTGATAATACGTCAGATTTAGATAAACCAATTTCATTATTGGTTCAATCAGAGTTAAACAAGAAACTAAATATTTCAGATTTAGAATCAGAGTTAAACACACAATCCATTTTATTAGATCAAGGAGAAATATAAATGGCATTAGATATTTTATTTAAACGTGGCAATACGGCACAAAACGATGCACACACTGGTGCATTGGGCACCATTACTATTGATACACAAGCACGTAAAATTCGCGTTCACGATGGTGTTACAGCAGGTGGTCATGTTGTTGCTAATATGGCAGACATTGGTGCATTAGAGTCTGCTATCGGTAATTTGGGTATCACTGATATTGGTGGTTTAGAAACTGCACTTAGCACCCTAACGTCAGGTAAAATTAATACAACTGAAAAAGGTGTTGCTGAAGGTGTTGCTACTCTTGATGTTAATGGTAAAGTTCCATTAACACAAATCAACGATACTATATTGGGTCAAGTTGAGTATAAAGGCGCATGGGATGCTGATACTAATACACCTGAACTACCAGTCACTCCAGCCAATAAAGGTGATTACTATATAACATCTGTTGCTGGTTCGTTTGCTGGCTTGGACTTTGAGGTTGGTGACTGGATTATCTCTAACGGCACTATCTGGGAAAAGGTAGACAATACCGATGCGGTTAGTTCTGTAAATGGCAAAACAGGTGTTGTTACCCTTACAAAAGGTGATGTTGGTCTAGGTAACGTAGATAATACTTCGGATGCTGATAAACCTGTATCAACTTTACAACAAACAGCCTTAAATTCAAAAGCGGATTTAGACTCACCTGCTTTAACTGGTGTACCAACTGCACCGACTGCTGCCCCTTCTACTAACACTACTCAGATTGCTACTACAGAGTTTGTCCAGAATGCCTTGTCGGCAGTAGATACAGGGGTTTCTAGTGTAAACGGTCAAACTGGTGTTGTAACTATTACTGCGGCTGGTTTGGGAATCGAGAAAGCAACCCAAGCTGAAGCCGAAGCTGCTGAAGATGATACGAAGTATATGACTGCTTTAAAAACCAAGCAATTGATTGAAGCTGGTAACTTTACCATTGACTTAGGTACATTCTAAAAACATTAGGGGCGAAAGCCCCATTTTTATTAAGGATTTTAAAGTGAGTTTAATCAAAGAAATCAATTTAATCCGTGGTGATAGTTCAGACATCTACACATTCAGTTCTCCAGATTTCCCTGATTTCTCAGAAGACGAATGGGTTGGTCGATGGAATATTCGTGAAGCGAATATCAAGGGAAATGTCATGAAAGAAGGAACACTTTCTAAATCCCCTGATGGTGATATGTTTATTTTTCGTTTATTGCCACAGCAGACTGACAATTTAGAGCCTTCTAAATATTTTTTAACGATTGAGATTGAGAATTTAGAACAAGCATTCCGTAGAGAAATTGTTCAGTGTGCTTTAAGCATACGCCAAGATGGGATAAACCCTCCGATTGCGCCAGATGACCCTGACGAGCCAGATACGCCATAATGTAGGAATATTCCTACATTTGCCCCTAAATAGGAAACACCATGACTAAAAAGATTATATTCAAAAAGAGTAGTGTAGTAGGGAAAATTCCAACCACCTCTGATTTGGATGTTGGTGAAATTGCTATTAACTTAGCAGATAAAGCCATCTACACAAAAGATGTGTCAGAAAATATAATAAAATTGACAAAAGACCTGATTGATCCTGACCAAGACGCACCTGACGATGGTGGTCTTTATTTAAGAAAAAATGGTGGTTGGGCGCAAGTGGAATGGGAACTTGACGAGGAGGGAAACTTCCTCCTACACATTATATAGAAAAATGTGGCTTTAAACTCAATAAATATAATAAACATATTTTTATAAATTTTCTTTTAAGGAGAAATTAAATGGCTTTAACTTTTGATACAATTAATATTGCTGGTAAGACAACCGAAGTTCTAACACTGGCAGGAACTGGCGATACTCGTGAGTTTATTCTTAAATCAGTTTTAACCGAACGTGAGTTGGCTGTATTTGATGATATTAACACAAATGGTGTTGGTGCAACCCTTAAAGAGAAAATGCAGGCATGGACACTTTCTAATGGTCGTACAGCATTTGATGTTTATAAATCAACCATCCGTGTTTACTCATCATACAATACAGGAATGGTTAAGTTAGTTGGTGAACAAACAAAATCATCTGAAGTTGCGGCACTTTTGGTTAAGATTTCAGAAATCCAAGCAATTATTGCAAGTGAAGAAACTGATGAAGACAAAGTAATCGCAATCGGTCAAGTTCTCGCTTAATTATTAATATTATTTTCAACTTTTAAAAGCCCCTTAATTGGGGCTTTTTTGTACTATAAATAAATGTGATATTTTAAAATTAAAAAAAGAGAGAATTGATATGAGCAAAAGTCAATATAATATTGATTATGACTCAGTTAAGAAACCGCAAGATGACACCCCCTTAACGCCAAAAGAAATATCCGAGTGGTTGAAGTGTGCCAATGATTTTTGGTACTTCGCCACCAAGTATTGCTATGTGGTTGGACCAAAGGGTAAAGTTTTATTTGAGCCTAGACCTTATCAGGTCGAAGCAATGAATAAAATACTTAATAATAGATTTTGCGTAATCAATTCTCCACGTCAAACGGGCAAGTCCGCAATGGTTGTTCTATTTGTTCTTTGGGAACTTATATTCAATGAAGATGTTACTTCTTCGTTGGCTTCTTATAAGCTATCGGGTGCTAAGGACTTGATGACCCGTTTTAAGACGACATACCAAGCACTACCTAGCTTCTTAAAACCTCCAGTAACAATATTCAACCAATCAGAGGTTAAGTTCACAAATGGCTCATCTGTATTTGGACAAGTTATTAGCGAAAATACTGGTCGTGGTAGAACAATAACAGGAACATTAGCATTAGACGAATTAAGCTTCGTATCAGAAGATATTGCTAGGGCGGCTCACGGGTCTTATATGCCTGCACTTGAAGCTGCTGGAGAAGATTCTACTACGAAATTATTGATAATTTCTACGCCTGCGGGGACAGCAGGTTTATATGCCGAACTTGCATTTGGTGCAATGAGTAATAGTAATGGATTTATCTATCATAAGGTTGACCCATCCTCAATCCCCGGAAGACAAGACCCTAATTGGGAAAAAAGAAAGATTAAAGAAGTTGGTATTCTAGCATACCGCCAAGAATATTTAGGGGAGTTCATATCAAGTAAACCCCTACTCATATCATCTATCAAAATCGAATCAATGACACCAAAAGAACCTGTTAAGTTGATGCTAGATGATAGTTTAAAAATATTCACAAATTCCTTTAAGGGCAGAGACCTTATCGTTGGGGTTGATGTCAGTGAGGGTGTTGGTGGTGATAATAGTGTGTTTCAGATATTTGATGTTGAGACACTTGAACAGCTTGCAGAATATGCCAATAACATGGCAAACCAAAACCAATACGTGAAGGATATTCTTCAGACACTTCGTTATGCGAAATCTGAGGGATGTGGTGAGATTTATATGGGCGTGGAGTCCAATGGTATAGGTAATGGGGTTTTAAGGCTTCTAGAGACCTCTACGGATAGCATACTTGATGATGTGATTATGATTAATGATGTAAACAAGGATGGAATGCCAACAGGAAAGCCAGGATTAACTACCACTAACCATAAGAAGATGGAAGCCTGTGGTCAATTTAAGGCTTTGATTGAATCAGACAGGATGAAACTCAATAGTGTTGAACTGATTAATGAACTTAGATTCTTTATGAAGAAAGGTAACACGTTTAAGGCTGAAGGTGGAAACAATGATGATAGAGTTATGGGTGTCATCATGGTTATGTATATGTTAGCCCAACTATCCAACTACGAAGAATCCATTGATAAGGCTATAAATGATATTGATGAAGCTGAAGAATGTTGGGGTATTGCCTTCTAACTCTTCTCTTTAAATTTTAATAAAATATTCTTCTAATGATTAGTTAATTTTCTCTATCCGCTTAAGGCAAGATTAATATTCTTACTCAAATCAATAGAAAAAAGAGAAGAAAACTAAATAAAAACAACGACTTATAAGAAAATTCATAAATTCTTAAAAATGACTGAAATTTGCCTAATTTTTAAGCAGAAAATGTGTTGACTTTTGCTAAAATTTCCTATAAAATAAATTTTAGTTTTCAAAACACAAAGGAGAAATTGACATGATTCTGCACATACCACATAGTAGCCACATACTTCCGAATGATAAAATTGTTGAAGAACATCTAAGTGTGTTTGAACTGACTGATTGGAGAACTGATGATTTATTTCAGAGTGTGGGATCAGAAAGATTGGTGTTTCCTTATACTAGGCTGTTTTGTGATGTTGAACGTCTCGTCAATGACCCATTAGAATCATCTGGGCAGGGTATTATGTATCGGAAAGGATATGATGGTGAAATAATCAATATGAAAAAATATGGATTCAGTGACGAAGAAAGAATGCAACACTACCACGACCATCATAATAAATTGGAAGCATTAGTGATGAACCAGTTATCCTATAATGGTAAGTGTGTTCTAGTAGATTGTCACTCTTATTCGGATAGACAAGCACGCGCCACCAATACTCCTGATATTTGTATTGGGTCTAACTTAACAACTTCTAAAAAGCTAATCGAGTTAGTCGCCTATGAGTTTTTGAGTAAAAGGTATACAGTTGGGTTGAATGTTCCGTATGGCAACTCAATCTTACCTAACAACAAAAATATTGATGGGTTGGAAAGTATTATGATTGAAGTTCATAAGAGAACTTATGTTGATGTGGATTTATTGGAAGATACGCCCCAATATGATGTAGTCAAGAACGACATTTCTGAAGTTCTTGACTTGATTAAGGACTATGAGTTCTCTTAACGTTTCATGAAGACAACTACGGTGGGGTTATCCATTTCAACCTCACCACGAGAATTAACATAGTAAGAAATTCCATTGATGATAGCATAAGGCTCACCAACTTGTCCTGTGGTTAGAGAACGATCAATCTTAAATCCATGACGGGAATATAAGCGATATAGTAAACCATCAACACGACCAGATGAATCAATCTCAGCAAAGCAGTCTAATTTCTTAGCACCACGTCTTACAGCATCGGCAACAATGGCATGACCTGCTGAACGAGCAGTAGAGAATACTGATACTAACTCACCTTGTCTTGTTAAGGCATACCCTGCTGTGTTGTTTTTGCCAATAAAACACATCATTTTATCATATTCCGCAACACTATATACTGAAAGGTCTTCTAATCCTTTTGGTGTATCTCTTAGCTTGTCTGCTCTGATAAGTCTTGTTAAGATTTGATGAAACACTCTACCAGAGACTTGATTAAAGTTATCCTCATCCCCTTGTTCTAGTGGGTATCCTTTTTGAAGTTGCCAACTTGGTGTTCTCCCAATATCAGTAAATGCTTCTTGAATTGCTTGTCGTACTAGTTCTTTAATCATGATTTTATCCTTGTTAACTTTGATTTGTTTAAAATTCCATAAGTAATAACATTACCTAAATGTGACTGCATACCTTCTCTAAGAATGATTGAATCATATCCCATTCTTTTTATGATGTCTGTTACTGCATTTGTGTTGACCCATTCCCATACCATCTTGTTAGATGAATTTGGTATGGCATCCAAGTCATCATCAATTTGTATAGCATCATCTCTTTTGATTTTTCCTATTCGCATCAACTCCATGAGTTTGTTTCTTAACCTTGACGTTATTTCATCAAGCGGAACAGTTGTTTCCGCTGAACGAAAACCTAAATCAAGTGGGTTTAGCCTTGACAATCTAAATGAAACAACCTCACCACCACCAGCATACATACTAGCGTGTTCCTGCGAAGAAGATACCCATACGACGTTTTGTTTATATGAATCGCTATATTTGCCACTCACCCCACGATATACCGTCTGTGGTGTTGATATGCTTTATCTTATTTGCCTTTGTATGAGGTATTTAATCATCAATTTATCCTTTAATTTTCTTTAACTCGTATAGACTTTTTCTATCAACTACTTCACCATCGACATCGTGACTCTCTAACTTTTTTGTTTTGTCTTTTTGTACCAATGCCATTTTTTGATAGTTGATTTTAAGCTGTTCTTTTTTAGCCATAGCATCTTTTGCCTGATTCAAGAATCGTTCAGCAATCTCTAAATACTTGGTTCTGTTCTTTGGTTCTACTAGACTAATGACTTCCATTTGTTCTTTATATGCACTGAGGCTAAGATTGATTATGGTATCAAGGTCAGGATTGTCAGGAATCTCAACTGTCCCCAAGTCTTCCATATACCCATCAACAATATCAAATTGTTCATCTAATGGATGTTTCATATACCTCTCTCATTTTTCTCTTTTAAGTATATGTATTTATTTGGGTATTTCCTTCCATGTAAACTCGATAGCCACAGTAGCCGATTGGTTTGACTTGACGGGACAGTTGGATTAGAATAAACTATGGTTAAGTTTTCTTGTTGTGATTGCCTATTAAGTGGTACACCAGACTCTATAGAAGTCCCCAATGAAGTAATATCAGGATTCTCATAGAGTTCAATGATGATGGGGGAGGAGGAGGAGGAGGAGGAACACTAGAACTAGCCGCTAGTGGGTTAAATCGCGTCACTGCACCATTCGTAACACCCACAAATTTAATGGACTGTCCTGATGGAATTTGAACTATTTTAGAGATGGAATAAGTTTGTGTTTGCATTTTATTGTCCTTTGGTATAAGATTAATACGCTGTCAACGAGTATTTATAAAAAGGAGAGAAGAAAATGCAAGTGTATGAACTGATGAAAATATTGGAAAGAAACAGAAACATGAGCGATGAAGTTGTGATTGAGGTTAAAGTTCCATCCTCTATAGGGGCAACCCCAACAGCAAACATTTGTAATGTTAAATTTGGTTTTGACTGGGATAAGGGAAAGGTTATTTTGGAACCAGAAGAACCGTTGGTAAAGGCTGATATTGATAGACTAAAACAGATTAGAGAACTCGCAGAAGAAAATGCGAAACTTAAATATGAGATTAAGAACCTACAGAAAGGTATAGAATGGATGCAAGAATCATTTCATACATTTTAAAAGGGGAAAATGTTATGATTGAAATTGAAGGTATTCTGGTAGATGCTACTCATATATGGGCTATAACACCCATCGATAAGAATGATGATGGACTTTATCAGTTTGATGTTATGGTTAATGTAGGAACAGTTAAGGTTAAGCGTGATAGTTTAGAAGAAGCTGAGAAAGAACGCGAAAGGTTGGCTGATGTTAAGGCAAGCTTAGAAAAGACTGGCGAAATGTTATTAGGTTAATTGATAAAAAGAGAAGGAGATTAGAATATGGGTTTAGAGAAATTTAGAAAGAGTTTAGAAAAGAAAGGCAAATTCAATGTCGGCTTTAGTCCGATTCCAGACTGGTTTTGCACAGGTAATGCCGCATTGAATGAAATTATATCAGGAGATATGCGTAAAGGGGTGGCAGTTTCGCGTAGCACTATAATTTCTGGGGTTCAAGGAACAGGGAAGAGCTTTCTTTTGAGCAACATTTGTAAGAATGCACAAAAGAAAGGATACACAGTTGTCTATATTGATACTGAGTTCTCTGTCGGTGAAGGGTTTATGGAAAAAATTGGAGTAGATATGTCAGAAGACAAATTCATTCCAGTCAACTTAACTACAATCGAAGATACAATTGCGTTTGTTGCAGACTTATTTAAAAACACTGAGCCAGAGGAAAAGATTCTCATTGCACTGGACAGTTTATCAAATCTGCAACCAGAAGGTGACGTAAACAAATTCGATGACGCAAAAGTTGCATATTCCCAAGGTTTGCCCCAAAAGATGCTCAAGCAATTAGTAAATAATATTAATGGAAAAATAGGTAATCGTAATGTAGCTTTCGTATTCACTTCGCATATGTACGTAGCAGGTAGTGATGCGTATGGTAATCCAGTTTTGAAGCCTAATATTGGTGAGGGTACTATGTTCCTACCATCTATCGGTGTCCAACTTACCAAGAAACCACTAAAAGAAGGGAAAGAATTATCTGGCATCACGGTATCTTGTAAAACATTCAAAACTCGATATACTAAGCTTGGTAAGACTTGTTCATTCGATTTGCCTTGGGATACTGGTATGGACTTCTTAGATGGATCTCTTGACGTTCTAATCAATGCTGGAATCGTCGATCAAAATGGTGGGTGGTTGAAGTATGTAGACCGCGAAACTGGTGAAGAGGTCAAGTTCCAACGGTCTAGTTATAAAAACCACGCTGATGTTCTCATGCAATATTATTCTGAATATTCTGGAGAAATGGTTGAGAAAGAAGAAGGCGAAAGCAACTTGGAAATGTTGAATAATCAAGAACAATAAAGTCGGGGAGCATTATGCTCCCCTTTCTCTTTAATGCTTATAAAATCTCTAGTTGACACCTTTCAGAATATTTGTTATAATTTACTCATTATCAAAACTGGAGGAAATATGACCACAAACCTAAAAACTTTACGAACATGGTGGACTTGAGTGGAGATATATTGTAAAGAATGTCGATGAGCCTGATATAGACACGCATTGGACTGATGTTACTATCATTTATGGAGCATCTGAAGCTAGACCCCAACTTCTTTTAAGAGAGAATTTAAAAGAATCAAAATATAATGAAGAAGAACTTCAGAAGGTTATTTTTAAACATTTTATGGAGACTTATAAGTGAAAAAGAACGCATTTACGCACGACAATATTAATAATAAATCGGTTGATTGGTATACACCGCCTGAGATTTTTGAAGACTTGGGTGTTCAGTTTGACCTCGATCCATGCCAACCAGAAGAAAAGATTTCTTGGATTCCTGCTGATAAGCATTATTCATTAAAAGACGATGGATTGGTACAGCCTTGGTTTGGAAATGTTTGGCTAAACCCTCCTTATGGTAAGCACACGATTGATTGGTTAGCTAAGATGCACGAACATCGTGATGGTATTGCTTTAGTGTTTGCTAGAACTGATACTAAGTGGTATCACGAATATGTTGCTAAGGCTGATGCGATTCTTTTTATGAAAGGGAGAGTTAAATTTGTTGATGGTCTAGGGGTTACTGGAGGAAATGGTGCTGGTGCTGGTTCAATGCTTATCGCGTGGGGCGAACATAATGCTGAAGCCTTAGAACGCTATCAGAAAAAGAATGGCGGTCATCTTGTCAGAAATGTGGGGGATTAAATGGACATAAACTTATTTAACTCATATAAGAAAGAATTAGAAGATTTGAATGAAACGTTTGAGTCTTACTTCACGGAGTTTGAACAAGAGATGCTCATTGAATCGGTGAAGTTAAAGGATGCCTTAACAAGTCAAGTAAAACTCCAGTTGGTATTTGAGACATTTTGCTCTAAGGCAAAAAAACTTCAATCGTTTATTGAAGAAGAAATGGATAATGCCTTCTCTGAAGCCTTGATTAAGATTACATCAGACAACTACAAGGACATTAAGATTTCAGAAGCCAGAGAGACGGCTAAGGCAGATATTGCTTATAGAAAATATAGAAGACTTAATATTGAAGCAACAGGTTTAGTGAATGACGCTAAGGCCGCACTGGAAACAGTAACAACAAGACGGTATGTCATGAACAGCATGACTAACTCCATCGTTGCGTCAGTGGAGAACACAATTTTATGATAATGAATAGAATTGGTGAAATTGATAGATTCTTAGCTACTTGTGACTTTCAATTAGTTGATTACTATGAACAACTAACTGTAGAAGAATTGTTTAGTAAAAAAGAAAAGCTTATAAAAGAACTTGATATTGCCATGAAATTGAAAAGAACCACAAACAAATCTACAAAATACATAACAGATGTCATTGATATAGTGGACTTGTTGATAGAAAAGGATATGCTAGTTACCATGTATAAAATGGAAGAAGACAAGCAAAAGGGGGTAATACTTGGCTAAAAAAATTACACTCACAATCTTAGACCATGTTAACTGCCACTTTGATGGGCTAACCGAAGGTCAAATAAAGCACATCATAGACAAGACTAGTATCGTTGACCCAACACTGTATCATTCTGTTGGTTATAAGCTAGGACACATTGATGCTAAGGTTTCTTATTTCGATGAAGAAGGGTTTAGCTTTGTCTATTCTATTGATGAAGTATTGAACATACTTGAAAGAGATTTTAAGATTAACGATATTGATATTGTTGACGAAAGAGACTTTAGCATCATTCCAGACAACCTATCGATTGAAGAAGATTTTTTGATTGAAGAAACTGGTTATAATCTTAGACCACACCAAGTCAATGTTGTTAACTCTGCATTGCGTGAAAAATTCGGTACAATTGATGCCAGTACATCGGCAGGAAAGACCTTGATATGTTTGGCAATCTCTAAGAAGCTTGACCCATATATCAAAACAGTCATCATTGTTCCTAGTGAACAGTTACTCAACCAAACATTTGAAGACTATAAAAAGTCATCGCTGAGTGTTGGTAAACTTCATTCTAAGATTGCACCAAAAGACCGTGAGAAGTTTATTAATGACCATAGACATATCATTGTAACATCGAAGTTATTTGTTAACTGTAAGGATATATTTTCGTCTAATATTTTCGCACTTATCCAAGACGAGAACCAAGTCAGTGGTGAGGTATTGATGAATGTCTTTAGGTTTGATGTTCCGCAATACCCAATGAAGCTAGGACTAACTGGTTCATTCCCTTATACCAATAAGTTAAAGGCTAGAATGATAAACAATCACTTAGGTGGGGGCGTGATTGCTGTTGTTGAACCAAAGGAATTGGTTGATAAGGGATTTGTTTCAACGGTTGATATATCCACTGTTAAGACAGTTGACCTAGAGGTTGAAGAACTTTTCCAAGAGATTGATACCCAAAGAAAATATGAATGGTCGATTGAACAGAACTACTTATTAGGAAACAAGAACAGAATAAAGGCTATAGGAGATTGGCTACACGGTCTTCCTAAGAAGAATACTCTAGTTCTTTGCCATGCTCAGTTTGGCAATGAGTTATCAAAATATATGGGTCTTCCATTTATTGATAAGGATACTTCCGTAACAGAAAGAAGTAATTCTTTTTCTAAGTTTGGCATCACCGACGATCATATCCAGTTAGCATCATTCGGCACAAGCGCGACAGGTATCAGTGAGAATGATATTTTCGTCGTGGTCATGATTGATGTTGGTAAAAATAGAACTGCTATACTTCAGTCTATCGGACGGGGTATGCGAAAGTCTGATAAACAAGACCATGTAGATATAGTTGACATTTACGCAAACTTGAAGTATAGTAAAAGACATTACTCAACGCGAACTGCGTTATATAAAGAGAAGCACTATCCACATAAGGATATTGGATACAAAATCATAGTAAAGGGGGATTGATGAATTATTTGGGCGAATATAATAAAGTTGTTGATGGGGCTAAGCGAGAAAACCTAGACCAACGTATTTTTGAGTTTAACTTAAAACCTGATAAGGAAGACTACTTCTTAAACTATTTTCTAAACTGGGATAGAGTGGTTGGTGATGTATATACCTTAAAGATTGGTGGACATACCTTTCAAATTGGTGCAGGGTTATATGTTTTCGTTGGGTGTGAAGACGCTGACGGAGATTGGGCAATCATTGACGAAATCATCGGAAGGGATATACAGATATTTATGACAACCCCAAATATGACTTCATGGAGTTTCGAAGAACCATCACTGTTAGGTATCAACTCTAATGGGGGTTATTACTTCCCATCATCAAGAAATCCCATTCCAGTGGTTTCTAATGACGGTGAAGCTATCATCATGGTTTCTGTCGTAGACCAATATCGTTCGCATAAAGGTCGTGACCACTTAGCACTTTTCATTTTATAATGTATTTTGATTCCAAACATAAAAGGGTTCTACTTCGTGATGGCAAATCCATAGTAGACCCATTTGAATATGCTAGAGCCATTATAGAATCAAGGAGAGAGGATAATATTTTGGTTCTAGCATCTAATGATACTGATAAGTATAAATTCGTCAGAGGGGTTGATATATCTTCTGATGTAGAAGACGTTGAGCCATTGCCTAGCCATATTGAACCCGACATTGACGAAATTTACACCATACTTGCAGAATCAGAGAGGTTTACTTGTACAGGCAAGGAAGTGAAAAGGATACGGCATGAACTTGATTACTTTTATGAAAATAATCATATTGGGTTCTTACTAAAACTCCATGATATGATTCAAAAGTTTAAGAAGGATGGCGTTGTGTGGGGAGTTGGTCGAGGTTCAGGAAGTGCATCATATGTTTTGTATCTCTTAGAGGTGCATGACATTGACCCCATAAAATATAACATTGATTTTAGTGAAATGAGTAAGGAGGTTATGGAATATGACTGATGTTGATTATAAGAATTGGACTTTAACTAAGAAGTCAGTTTTGATTAAGCTTAAGCCTAAGCAAGAAATACAAAAGACTAATATTTACTTTAAAGAAGAAATTGATTCTTCTCAGATTCAGTTCTTTGAAGTTCTTAAAGTATCCCCTAGCGTAACACTGGTTAAGGTTGGTGATGTTGTTGGTATTTCTTGGTTAAACTGCACCCAACAGTTTGAAGCCTATCTTGATGGTGTTAAGTATAAGATGGGTATGAGCGATGAAGACCAAATAGAATTTATCTTGGAATAGTCATGTACGATTTCTACTATGCTGTGGTTGTATCAGAGGATAAGAAGCCGTTGGCAATACTTAAACTTTCTGATAGGGCTGATGGTAAGGTTGATATTCTCTATGATGAGCATCCCTTTTCTGAAAATATGATATATCATATCAAAAAGGTAAGAAAGGGCGATGCTAAGAAATTTGACCCTGTTAGTCTTTATTTTTTCTTAGAATCACCATCAGTTGGGTTCTATGTTGATAAAGAAATTGCAGAATCATTAAAATCAATTTAAAAATTCTGTTGACATTCTATAAACTTTATTTTAAAATGCTCTCATGTTAAACAACAACGGAGAGCATAAACATGAAAGAATTATTCACTGACACCACTTCTGTAAACCCAATCAAAAGCAAGAAAAATGGTACAATCATTTTAGCTAGTTATGAAAATGATGCCGCATGGCAACTTGCGTTCAATGTCGTAAACTATCCAGTAGAAGTTGTTCCTTTATACTGGGGAGATAATAACCTAGCCAAAGGTATGACCAATTCAAATCGCAATGTTCAGCACTTTGGTATTCTTGTTGACCGTAATCGTGACAACAACAAACAAGTTATTGCAACCGTAACGGACTCATATCACACAATCAATACCGAGTCGGTATATCGTGACCTCCATAAAGACTTATTGCAATCAGTGGTCATTGGCAAGCCTGAGCGTGTCTATGTGTCCACTAATGGTGGTCGTCAAACCTTAACTGTTCGCTTAGAAAAATTGACCACACCTGTTCTATCTATTGGTAGCTTCTCTATGGCTATCAACTTAACAACTAGCGTTGACGGAACGCTTAAACACTCTATTAGTGTTAACCCCATTGATGAATCGGGAAGAACTGTTTTTGGTATTGAGTCCGAGTTCTCATTTTCATCAAAGCATACCAAGAATATCAAAGAACGTCATGTGGCATTTTCGTTAATCATTGAGAGTATGCTAAGAGAATGGAATGAGGTTATTGCTCCCATGATGTCATTGATGGATTCAACCAAGCTTGACGCGAATGTGGCACTTGATTTGGTAAAGAATATTCTTGAAGCATCTGGTATTCCAGACAAACATACTAATAAGATGATTGATGATGTTTCTGAGGGTTCTAACCATACTGCATTGAGTGTACTTCATGGTATTACTTCTTATATTGATGATGCATTATCGGATAATCGCCCTGAGCGTGTTGAACAGTTTAAGAAGACATTGAACAAGACCGCAATGAAAGTTATTAAAAATAAATTGAAAATCTCTTGATCGCATAACAATTTTATTTTAAAATACTCTCACATTCAGAAAAAAGGAGAAAAAAATGGACAATATCTTAAACAGCGTATCAATCGAAAAGGCTAAAGAAATTCTTAGCAAGTTTGCTGAACTTTCTATTAAGAAAGATTCAACACCAATGAACGTGATGTTGATCGGTTCACCAGGTCTAGGTAAGTCTACCATTGTTAAGGCTATTGCCAAGGAAAATAATATGGGGCTTATTGATTTACGATTGGCTGGGTTTGATGCCACTGATGTTGGGGGGTTGCCTTATGTTTCTAATGGAACGATGGTCTTTTCAGAACCCGAATGGTTTAAGGAAATCATTTCTAGTAATGGTAAGCCATATATACTATTCTTAGACGAACTGACCAATGCGCCAGCCTCAACACAGTCTGCGGCATACCGTCTATTACTAGACCGTGAAATTACTAATGGTAAAAAGTTACCAAACAATGTGTTTATTGTTGCGGCAGGTAATACAAAAGAAGACCAATCAGGCGCAAGACCATTGCTTCCTCCATTAGCAAACCGTTTCGCCTTGCACCTGTTCATCGATAAAAATAAGGCATCCGAATCATTCTTGAAGTATACTATCGAGAATAAGTTTGACCGTTCAATCATTGGCTTTCTATCATATAAGAAGTCTAATGTTAGTGTTGCTTATAGTAATAATCCCGCATTCGCTACCCCACGTTCGTGGGAGTATGTAAACACTATTCTCACGAATGGTATGTTCGATGGAACAGACTTGGATATGGTTATAGCAGGTTCAATTGGTACTGATGTTGCGTCTGAGTTTTCAGCATTTCGTGAACTTAATCATAAGCTTCCTGATTGGGAAAAATTGAAGCATGATTCTACTTATGTGTATGATGTACCCAATGATGATGAAGCACTTAAGTATAGTATCTCTGTTGGTCTTTCTATTGAAATGTTGGACTCATTGGAACAAGATGATGCCGTGGCTATTAAGTCTTTGGCTAAGTTCTTGGAAGCATTCTCTGATGAAATTAAGATTCTAGTATTCAGAACAATGAAAAAAGACCAAACCAACATGAGAAAGCTGGTAAAATATGCTGAACTTCTTAAAGAGTTCCGTTCAATTTCAAAGTATGTTTTAGGAGAATAAATTATGATGTTTAGTGTAGTAGAAACCACAGAAGAACTTCAAGAGACTTTGGTTAAGGCAAAGGTATATATGGGGCTTGCTACTGCGCTATTCTCTTATATGCTCTATAGAACCAATATACAGTTTACGGATGATGAAAAAATTAGCACAGCAGCCGCAACCATCACAAAAGATGGAAACTTCATCTATATTAATACGAAGTTTTGGCTTTCACTCACTGATAAGCAAAGAGCATTCTTGCTTCTTCATGAAGTCGCCCATATCTTCTTGGAACATCCAATCAGAAGTAAAGAAAATGCCTATAACAATGACGTGTATAATAATGCCGCCGATTATTACATAAACCTGATGGCTACTGGGAAATATAGTTATGCGAACGGCAAAGTCTCTACAAATGAAAGATATGCAAAGTATCTTGAGTTTATTGATGGGGGTCTTCTTGATGAACAGTATATGGGTATGTCTGCTGATGAAATATACTTCCTACTAATGGAACAGGCAGAAGAACTTCCACAAAGTATTATGGATGGTGATATTATCTCAGCCGACGGAATGTTTTGTGATATTAGTGAAGAGGTACATAATCAGATTCAACGCAATCGAGTGACAGCAATAGAAGCTATTGTTAATGCAGAATCTTCACAACAGGTAGGAGAGAATGAGGGAAATATTGTAAGAATGTTTCAAAATCTTGTTAAACCAAAGATTCACTGGACTGAACACCTTCAGAATACCTTTGTTAAAAACAAGAAAGAAAGAACAACTTATAAGCGATATAACAGAAAATCCAATGAGGTCATTTTCCCAACTTATGAAGGAAACCATATTAATGTGGTCTTTGGTATTGACACATCAGGATCAATGAGTAAAGATGATATTACTAGAGCCGTGTCTGAACTGAGTGGTCTTCTTGAAACTTATGATTCGTGGAAACTTCACTTGGCAACAGCCGATGCTAAGGTCTATGTTATCGGAGTATATGAGTCTTCTATAGATGGGTTTAATGATATTGACTTTTCTAAGATGCTAGGCGGTGGTGGAACTAAAATGAGTGTTATTGTTGACTATGCTAGAGAAGTTAATCACGAGGATGAAATCAATACGTGCATCATTTTAACCGATGGTTATTTATTCAACGATGACTTGAACACCCTAGAAGATTTTGGTATAATTACTGTTGTTACTGAAAGTGGCAACAAGTCTTATGAAAATAATAAAGTGGAGGTAATTCATGTTTAAAACCGCAAACGAAGAACGGTGCGAAGATCAGGGAAAGTTTATCTCCATTATAGAGAATGGTGGGCGAGTTGAGGTTTATGTTCGTGGAAGTCCTATGGAATCTACCAGAGAACTTATTGCACTTCAACAAGCATCAGAAAATTTTGATACGGCTATAGTTTGGATTAACTCACCTGGTGGTGATGTATCATTGCTTGTTGAACTGATGAATATCCTAAAGAACTTCAACAATCTTGTTACCATTGGAACAGGTCAAATTGCATCAGCAGGGGCTATGCTTTGGTGTATTGGTGATGTTCGGGTTCTTATGGATTACACGGATTTTATGATTCATCGTGAAAGTTACTACTATGGTTATGCTAAGACCCAAGAACATCTTGAACACGCTTCGCATACGAACCGCCTATATACAAAGATGATTGTCCAACTGTTTGGTGGTATTCTTACCGAAGAAGAGATTGAAAAGGCAAAACTTACAGAAGTTTTCTTTGTTCCTGATGAACTTATTGAACGTGGTGTTGCAATTTCCTATGAACAGTTTAAAAAATATGATATGATAGAGGCTACTGTGAGAAACTTGGTTGTTATGAATAATATCACTTTCATGGATAACCAAGACGGAACAATGACCATGCTAGAAGGCATTGAATTTGGTACAACAGCAAAGTCCTCTGAAGTCCAATATATTCTTCTCAATGAAATTGATTATATGGGTTCTATGTATGAAGGAGAAGAAGTTTTAGAAGAAGAACCAAAGAAAGTTAAGAAAACCAAAAAGGAGAAAAAATGAGCGATAATCATCTATACCTAAGCCCTGAACAATTCACTGCACTAGACAAGGCTATCCAAGAGTGTGTGCAATCAAACTTCCGCATTGAAGGTGAGAAATCTTTTCAAAAGGATGTTTCTGCTCGCATCAAGGATGAACTGGGCATTAAGCCTGCCGAGTTTAATAAACTGGTTTCTGAATACTTTGACAATAAGGTTTCGGATAACATTCAAAAGTTAGAGAGCATTCTAGAAATTAAGGAACAGATTGATACAGCAATCAAAAATGCTAAGGCGTAAACACTAGACAATGCCATTGTAGTGTGATATAATCCCCTTTATTGGGGATTTTTTTATTAAGGGGGAGTATAAGTTGAGCAAGCCATTTTATATTGATGTTTATGAAAACGGTGAGGATATTGTTTACTGGTCTAGAGACAGTAAAGGAATCACACAGCACACCGTACCAACTGAGGATTACTGCTACTGCTTTCAGCCTGATAATACAGGGAGTAGTGAATACAAGGACATTTACGGAAGCCCTATGTCTAAGATGTTCTTTAAGAACCCTTGGGACATGAGAAGCTATGCTAAGACACGTGATGATCTTTGTGAATCCGATGTAAAGGTTAGCCAAAAGTTTATGATTGATGAGTTTGTTGATGCAGACATAGAATCTCCTTATAATGTAGCTTATTGGGATATTGAAGTTGAATTTGACTTATCAGAAGGAAAAGGATACCCAACTCCAGATAATCCTTTTGGTGAGATTAATGCCATTCAGTTATATTTAAAAACTGAAAATGTTTATGCCATCATCTTACCGCTTGAAGTTAAGGGACAAGTCAATCTTGTTGATGACATTGATAATATCCCAGTTGAAATGGTATGGTGTAGGAATGAGAAAGAAATCATAGAAGCCTTTGTTGAACTTATTGATGATGTCGATTACCTTACTGGTTGGTTTACGGCGGGGTTCGATATGCCTTATATTTACAAAAGGGCTTGTATGATATTTGGTGAGAAGAAAGCCAAGACGATGTTTTGTCGTGGTGGATTCCCCATTCAAGTAAGAGAGTTTACAAATGAGTTTGGCGAAGAAAAGGCAGAATATCAACTAGTAGGAAGAAAGCAGGTCGATATGCTTGAACTTTATAAGAAGTTTGTTCCTGGAGAAAAGCCAAACTTTAAACTTGATACCATTGTTGAGATTGAACTTGGTGAAAGTAAGGTAGACTATGATGATGACTTAGGAAGCCTTTATCGAGAAAACCCACAAAAGTTTTATGAGTATGCCTTGCATGATGTTAGACTTCTTAAAATGTTGGATGAGAAAATAAAAATCATTGACTTGGCTGTAAACATGGCTAGGAGTTCTTGTGCATTGTTGAATGATGTCACGGGAAGCATTAAGATGATTGAAGCTGATCTTAACAAGTTTTGTCGTGTGCGAGGTATTGTTATGCCTGATAAAAAACACCATGAAAAGGAATCGTATCCGGGTGCTGTGGTTTATGATGCCATCTCAGGTGTTCATAAAAGTGTTATGGATGTGGACTTGGTTAGTTTATATCCAAAAACCATGATGGTTCTTAACCTTTCTCCAGAAACAATGATATACCAACTAGACGGCAGTTATGATGATTATATAAAGGTCATAACACGAGATGATTCTTTGGGCGATGTTAAGCTTCATATCATAGAAAAGTGTGAGTATGTCGATGAAGTTGTGTGTAAGCCGTCTGAAGTCTTTGACATGGTTAAGGAGAACGGATATACCATATCTGGGCATGGAACAATATTCAATGGAAAGCCCGGGTTATTATCAGAATATGTGTCTGAAGGGTTTGACCTAAGAAGCGAATATAAGCGTTTAATGAAAGTTGCTAGGGGGAATGGCGATGACGTTCTTGAAAAGCGTTATGATGGCTACCAAAAAGTAATCAAGGTTGCAAGACTTAATGCGGTATATGGCGCATCGGGGAATGAGTTCTTTAGGTTCTTTAATATAAACCTAGCGTCATCAATCACTATCAGCGCACAGATTATTAGTAAAAAGCAAGCATACGAGGCTAACAGAAATATGAGATTCCTTCACGAGTCTTATTCGTAAAACAGGGGTATATTATGGATGTTGGAAATTATATAGACTTTGATGAAAATCAAAAACATCAAAACACAATATGGACTTTTGTTGATAGGGGTGATGGTATTGCAAAAATACAACAAGAAGTCTTAGAGTGGGCAGTGCAGGGGGATTCTGATTCGGTATGGTTAAAGTACCCAGAAGTTGTCACAAGTAATTTTGATTTTGACAACTTGGTTGAAGGTGCTGATGCTCTTTGTGATAATGTGAACTCTGAATATCCGAAGTTCTTGGAAATGGTGTTCAACACACCAAAAGCCCGACTAAAAGAAATCCAATCAACTCGTGAGGTTGTTTGTGATTCCATTCTGATTCTTACAAAGAAACGATACATCGCAAGGGTTGCTGATGAAGAAGGAAAGCGTTATAATCCCTTCAAGATGAAAATCATGGGTGTTGAGATTAAGAAAGCCAACACCTCAACCATGACAAAGAAGTTTCTAGTTGAACTTGTTGACCTTATTCTTGATGGTAGAAGTAGAGATGATGTTATCCAGAGAATAAAGGAAATGGAACAAGAGTTTAAGTCTGCTAACATCAAGGATGTTGCAACAACAATGAATGCTAAAAAGGTTAAGTCTGCAACGGAAACTTTTGAGTTGACAGGAAAAATGAAAGGTGTACACTATGCGTCTAAAGCGGCTGTTGTATATAATAATCTTTGCGGTACTTCTGATAAAAAAGTTATGCCTGGGGATAAAATTTGTTTGGTCTATGTCAATCACCAAATGGGGGCTATTGGCTTCCCTGCTGAGATTAATACATTACCAGAATGGTTGCTTGAAATCCCATTAGATTATGATAAAATGTGGGCTAATGCTAAACAAACTATGACCAACTATCTCAAGGCTTTAGGGTGGGATATTGAATCACAGAAAGAAGCATTATCAGAGGAGTTGTTTGGATTAACTAAAGTAAAGAAAAAGGGGAAAAGAAATTGATTGAAACATTAACTGCGGGTGAGGTTATTCAATATTTTAAAAGTCTTAATCTTCATGTTGATATGGAAGGCATGGCCTTCTTTTTAGAAAACTATTTAAACTCTAATAATGAATATTATAAAGAAGATTTGATTGACTATATTAATAACGGAATGGGGAGAAACTAAATGAAACATATTTTAGAATATATCGAAGAAATTACTAATACATCGTCAAGAAAAGAAAAAGAATCTTTACTTGAAGCCATTCGTCTAAATAAAGAAATCAGACCAGAATTTGAAGCCATCTTTACATGGACATACTCACCAACCATTGATTTTTATATCAAGGACTTAAAAGACCTACCAGAAGGGATTTATAATCCTCAATACGATATGTCATCAACACAAAATGCCCATCACTACACAGAACTATTTGAACGACTATCAAAGCGTAAGGTAACAGGAAACGAAGCCAAACAGCTTATAAGCGACTTTCTAGCTTCTAATGATACAATGACACAAGAATTGATTAAACGTGTCGTGAAGCGTGATTTACGGGCTGGTATCAGTGCAAAAACAATCAATAAAGTATTCACTGACTTAATCTATGTTCACCCTTATATGAGATGTGACACTCTTAATGATAAAACCATTAAGGGGCTTTCTTATCCATGCATCAGTCAAGTAAAACTTGATGGAATGTATGTTGACATTGTTGTGAATGATGGTAAAGTGACGTATATGTCACGCAAGGGTTCTATTCTTCCTTTTAATGACACACAAAGAGATGAAAAGCTTTTAGAGTTTGCTGATAACCAAGTTATCCAATGTGAAGCCTTGGTTGATTCTGATGATACCGTTGAAGGGATTCTTAACCGGGCAAGTGGCAATGGTTACTTAAACTCAGATGACATTGATGTTTCTAAGATTCGATTTGTTGCATGGGATATTATTCCTTATGATGATTTCATTAAAGGAAAGTGTGATATAGTATATGTGCAACGCTTCTCTAAGATTGAAAAGATTTGTTATCTTGTAGGTGACTTCTTAGAACTTGTTGATACGGTTGATTGCCATAGAATGGAACACATTGTTGACCATTTTAAAGAAGTCCGTTCATTTGGTTTAGAGGGAACAGTGGTTAAGAACTATGCAGGAGCATGGAAAGACGGAACAAGCAAAAATCAACTAAAGGTGAAAGTGGTAGCTGAGTGTGATTTGGCGATTGTTGGGTTTAATGGTGGCGAAGGTAAGAACGAAGGGCTGATTGGTTCATTGGTTTGTCAAACATCTGATGGATTGGTTGAGGTATCCGTTTCAGGATTCACGGATGCTGTTAGAAGTGAACTCACCAACAATATTAATGAGTTGATCGAAAACAAAACAATAATCACCGTAAAATTTAATGATATTCTTAAGAATGAGAATACCGACACCTTGTCCTTATTCTTGCCTAGATATGTAAGAACACGGTTTGATAAAACAGAAGCGGATACTCTAGAGGATATTAAGAAAATCTTAGATTCTTTTGAATTCAGTCAATAAATACTATTGACAAGTTTTTATAAAAAGGAATATACTATGTTTTTAGAAATGGTTGAACAAGAACTAGAGAATCTTAGAGAAGACTACGAAGACAATCTCATTGACTTCTTGGCTGATGCTTATGAAGGTGAGTATGAGATGATGAAAGAAGAAATGAAATTGTCTGATGAAGAATATGAAGAAATCGTGGAGCAGATTGTTAAACGTGTTGATTCTAAAGGGAATGTGAAGCGAACACAGTCACGTAGGATTCGTAAGGCTAGAGCCGCACAAACCACCGGGTTAAGTAGAAGTGCTTTACGTGCTAGGGGGAAGAAGGCGGCTAGAGCAAGACGAGCCAATCCTGCGGCAGTCCGACAAGGTTTGCGTAAGCGCAGAAAAGCATTGAAGCGCAGAAAGCAAATGAACATCAAATAAAGGGGAAAATCCATAACCCCCACCCCTTCCCCCTGATATACCCCCAAAACCCCCACTATAAGGGGGTTTTTCTTACTAAATCCCCCTTAATGAATAAATATACAGTAATTTTACCTATATAAACTCACTTTTTACTAAGCAAAAATACCCCATTTAAATTTTAATTTTTTACTTGACAAACTAAAAATTTTATGTTATTCGCGTATGCGCGTTTATTTTTATTATTGATTTTTTGCCTTTTTAAAATTATTTTCAAAAATTAGCATTTTTGCGTATTTACCTTTTTGCCTATTTTGATATAATAGGCATCAACAAGCAAGCAAAATCATTTTTTTCTTAGCTTGTGTAAAACGATTTAAAATTAAACTTGCTTTTTAATTTTAAATCTGTATAATGGTTTACAAGTTCTTTAAAATCTGGTTACTGATTCTAGTCTATCTAGTCTATCTAGTCTTATTTTCTTTTTGTTGGAATTGTCACATTAAAGGCACTTATCAACGACGTAAGGCGCAAAAGAAAATTGGTATAATAATTCGCGAAAGTGTAAAAAATACCGCTTGACAAAAAAGGTAAACTATGAAATAATGTAACCAAGTTTTTGAAAAGTGTTTTTAAATTTAGTTTTTAAAAACCGCTTGACAATCTAGCCCATTGGGTGTAGAATGGAAAGCAAGTCAAAACTAGACTTAACCCGTGTAAACGTAGAAACTCAAAAATAAAGGTGGTGTAAAATGAAAGTAAAGCCCATGGTATCAAGTAAAGGAAATAAGGTCGCGAATCAATTC